CAAAGACGATTTAATGAGATGATGCGGAATGCGGGTTACGATTATGTCCGTCACAATGAAGTAGCCTCCTCTGAAATGAATCCTCCCGTCTTCAATCGATTTACACGCAAAGTTCCTAGTGATGGCTTGGGGATTGACCCAAAAGTAGCCCAATTAAATAGAGATATACTTGAAAGGTTTGGCTACGAATACCCTTACAAGACAGTTTGGCACATAGGAGATGAAGAATCTGCTCCTGTTCTTACTGATATGAGTGGCGAACCGACAAAGCACAAAGGAACTTCAAGAACGGATCGCTTGCTTGATTTATTGTTCTCAGGTAGGATTGATGATATCTATGGTGGCATATATGGTTATGGTGAAACATAACAAAGATAAACAATGGTTTCCTTTTTACACCACATGGGGTTGTTCCGGTGGTTCGCTCGTAAGTTGATGTCCTTAATGGGCTATGCTTATGTTTGGTTGGACAGGCGTGTTGAATACTCCAAAGAAGAAGTCAGAGAAGTCCTCGGATTGTCAATAGATGAGGATTTACAGACTTCATCACGGTACGAATTGTGCCAACTCATAGAGAAGGAGTTCAAAGTTCCAAAGGATTCGTTTTGGTCATTACATAGCACACAGAAGATTCGGTTTGCAGCTCAACAGATTCGTGAGATGAAGAAGCCAAACAAGATGGAAAGAGGGTTTTGAAATGAGCAGATCCTACTCTACCTGCAAAATGTTTGTCAGATGCATAGATGAGATGTTAGAAGGACTAGAAGACGTATGAGCGATGATTTTGGTGATTTGGAATATGGAAGATTTCTAACATGGGTATTCAAAAAGATAGGAATGCTAATCTGACGGATCTTGAAATCTATGAGGTGAGTCCGAGAGATGGTTTGCAGAACCTGGATCGTCAAATCTCAACATCGGTGAAGTTAGCATTGATTGACCATTTGGTTGATGCAGGGTTGAGGCGAATAGAGGTCGGCTCGTTTGTACATCCCAAATTAGTTCCAAATATGGCTGATTCATCTGAAATATTCACTCATTCGGCCAAGAAGCATAAGAATTGCGAGTTTGGTGTTCTTGTGCCGAATAAGAAGGGATTGAAAAGAGCGAGAAGCATAGGGGCAGAGAAAATCAACATATTCATGTCGCCAAGTGAGGGATTCAACAACAACAACCATAATGACACAACATATGGTGTCTATGCGAAGTACAAGGATTCCTTGTCAAATATTTCAAAATCAGATGTTCGAGTGTATCTGAGTTGCGTGTTTGGTTGTCCTATGAGTGGAAACATCAGCCAAAACGACTTAATTCAGTCATTAGAGTGGGCAGAGGGGTTTGGAAATACCATTGTCCTATCTGACACGGCAGGTAGAGCAACACCAGAATCAATTAAGTCACTTATTCAATTGACTAGAAATATCGGTATATCCTCTAAGATTGCCTTGCATTTACATCATGGAGATGACATATGCTCTATGCATAGTAAATTGGATGCAGCTTACGACATGGGCGTTAGAGAGTTTGACTCATCTTTGTCTGGTTTAGGGGGGTGTCCGTTTGTTGAAGGCTCACATGGCAATTTAGCGACTGAGGATTTGGTTGATTGGGCAGAAAAGAGAGGACTGAGATCTAATGTGGATAGAGAACGCCTTGATTCAGCCATATCTTTTGTCAATAGTCACATTAGGAAAGCAAAAGAAGCATTGCAGATTTCTGTTTGACAATGGCGGATGCTTTCGATCAGGCTTGGGGCGTTGCTAAGTTTGATGAGCAAAGGGCGGAGATGGCAAGAACTGTTCAACAACAACAACAAGAAGAAGTGGCCATGCCGGATACAAGTCTTGAACCCCCACTTGAAGAGGGAGATGTTTGTTGTCAGAATATTAGGCAAATGTACGCTGACGGAGTAATAGCCCTGCTTCGACAGTTTGATGACTCGGAGGGAGATTCAATGAGAGAACAAGAAGTGTATGAAAGTCATTTGAATATGTCTTGTGAAGAATTGAAAGGCGTTTTGAACTATTACGGGTATCAAAATGGAGATGTGGCATTGTATAGGGATTTTGGAGATATGGAATGGGCAGCGTCTGAACGAAACTTTGCCCGTCAATGTCTTGCTGCATGGGATGAATGCGAGGACAATCGTGCAAGAGCTGCCATAGAAAGAGAGGGAGAACCCGTGTCTATGGGTGGGGGTGACTTGATGACGACCTCCAACGATGTGTTTGAGGATTCATGGGCAGTAACCAAGTTCCAACCAGGCATTAAGCAAGCGTGGGAGAGATTTGAGTCAGGCGACTCAATGCCCTCTTTGATTCCAGGGCTTTCGGGCAACAAGTCAAAACGGCATTACCAGAAGTTTCTGACTGATGCTTTTGGTAGAACAGGATCAGAAGAGATGATTGAGCCGAATATCGGTGGTGGAGGCGGTGTGTTTGCAGTTAGACCTCATGTTGCGTACATAGGCAACGATTACAACAGATTCATTCCGAACTTCTTTAGGAATGTTAGAGATAATCCCAATTTATTGGAGTGGAAGCCCTCTGAAGAATACACATACCGAGTTGGTGATCCGAGAACACTCCCTGGATTGATGCCAGGTTCTCCGATAATTGACTTGCCTTCCGTTACTGCACAGGAGGTTAGAGATTTTCATGACATTACAGGAGGTGCGGGTTTAGACTCAGACCAAATGTATGCATCTAATCTTAGATTCTTTGAGTTGCGAAGGAAAATGAATGAATTGATGAATGAGGGCAAGTGGCGAACCAATCCCGATAAATCAGCAGAGATGGCTCGTTTGACGGGAATACTGTTGCCTCAGATGATTGGGGGGCATTTCCGCATAGGGGATGAAGCAACGCACTCATTGAATATCGCTCCTCGTGGTCCGTCAAAGCAACAGAAAGAACTTGTACGAACAAAATATCCTAATGCATATGGCAGATCACAAGAATTGTTGGATTTGATTCATGCAGGAGGGGGTTCGAAATCATTATCGCTCAATACGACTTTGCCATACATACCTCAAAGAGTGGATAAAAGAGGCAGAGATGTGGATGTGCCATACAGTTACGAACCCTGGTCAAGAGAGATGAGAGATAAGGAATACCACTTCCATGAGGGAGATCATGTTCCGTTCTTAGAAGCGGTTGCCCCTTATGCAGACCCTGAATACAAATCATTCCTCCTTTCTGACCCTCCTTACTATCAAGAACCTGGAGAACATAAATTGATTGCAAGTGATAAGGGAGAACCTGGAGGATTCACACATAGGCTGATGTCTGCTATTCGCCCCATAGTTGATGCAGGAGTTCCAACAATTGCATTCAATTCTGCCCGTATGCCAAGACATCTATGGGATACAGGCGGTTTGACCGGATATCAAGTTCTTCCTCGTACAGAAAAAGGGATACAGGGTAAAGGAAGAGAAGTCATGGAAGTTGTAGGAATGGCCAACATACCAGGCATGAGTCAAGAGAAAGTCAATGAAATGCAGACTTGGCCGGACTCCGAGCTGCCAATGAGAGGATTCTATCGGCAGACCGCATTTGGTCAGCGTGATTGATGTAAGATCTAATTAACCAATGGAAGGTCAGAGATCTCATGACATACCCAAAGGTTGAGCCGCATGAAGTCTGTTATTGTGGTTGGGATGGTATAGACCATGATGGTTGCACTTGCTTGACAGAACAAGAGTGTTAATCAACAATGGGCTATTTGGCCATTACCATGACGGACACGTTTGACAGGGCTTTTGATGTTGTTAAAGAGGAAGGCATGGTTACTCTTAGGATGCCAATGTCAGCGTACAATGTTATTATGGAAACATTGGCGATGGATATGCAATCAAGTTTTATTGAACCATCTATTAGGGCAGAACTTGAAAGAGCTATGGACCAGATTCAAGAGTTGCCTATGACGGGTGATTGAGATGGCTAGAGATTGCCCTGAATGTAGCCCTAAAAGTTGTACTTGTTCTCCTTGTGCTTGTGGTTCGGGGGAAGCTGCGGGCAAATGTTGTGGTGATAGATTAAAAGCAAATCGTGGAGATCCTGATCCTTTTGAAAAGGCATGGGATTTCGCAAAAAAAGACGATTTTTTCTCTCAGTTAGATAGAGCCGTTGATCATGGCGATGTGCCATTACCCAAATGCCCCGATTGTGGTGAGCAAGTCAAGGTTAGAACAGAAGGAGAAAGATCGCCCTGGGCGAGTTGCAGATGTCACCCAGACCCCATTGTTAAACAAGAAAGACCCGTTAAGGTAAGACACCGTGAAGTGCCTGAAGACCATCCCGATGGAGAATACACTTGGATGTGTCCGTTTTGCGGAGAAGAAAATCAAGAATACTCAAGCAATCAGACATCTTTCAGCCCATTTAGATTTAGTAATGAAGCAGGAGTCAAATGTTTTGCTTGTGGAGAAGAAGTCCATATAACTGAGTGATTAGGATGACTTCTTTTGACAAGGCTTGGAACATAGTCAAAGAAGTCAGATACACAGAGGGCGGTATGCACTCATGCCCACAATGCGAAGGCAGAGGCCAGGTTCAAGTTACTGAGAATGATCCTCAAGGAAACCCAATCAACGTCAATTTCGTCACTTGTCCTTCCTGTAATGGAACAGGCCAAACGACTTCTGAGGATTTGATAGCACAGAAGGATTCAGAGGATGATTGGTGCAGTTGCCCTGAATACAATGGGATGGCACATGACAGGTTTGGAAATCAAGTACCCGCTAGTCCTCAACAGATACAAGATTGGAAGGATGGGGCTTTGCTCATAGAGGATGAGGATGAAGAAGGCCCATACTCATACACGGTTTGTAGCACTTGCAATGGAATAATAACTGCGGGATAATTCATTAACAATTGTCCGTTTTACTTCATTTCGCAGGGGAGGTACTAAACGCTCTGGTGGCACTTGATGCGTTTCTTACTATTCGGATTTTTCATCTCCTTGTTCCACCTCCTCTGCACATCACAACAGTTTTGATGAATGGTAATTCTAGGGCGAACATATGGCGGTAGCTATACCTCACAATGCACTCCTCCATGATGATAACTCTCATCTGTACTGCCAAGTGTGCAGAGATCCGCTACATCAAGAGCCAATACAGGATGTAATCACCAAAAGTATTGAAGAGATACGAAACCAATTGAATACAGGTAGTCAATTTTGGGCGGCTGCAAGAGGCGAGGAAAACTTCCAGGGCGAAGGGTCATTGACAAGGATCAGGAGAAAAGAGATAGATCCGGTTCATGTTAAGGCATTAGAGCAAGTCAGAGAGGGTTTGTCCAACTATCCAATACAAGGAGGTGTCAATCTTAGAGCAGATGACGGCACTCACATGATGGAACACATATGGAGAAATCAAACAGGTTCAATACCTGCAAGCAGAGCACATTCATCTCGTGCTATTGGCAAGTTTATCAAAGACAATGACATCAAAGGACACACTACCAAAGATACGCATGGTATGAGTAATATGGATAAAATGTGGGGTCCAAGTGAAGATTTGCCTACTTGGGGGTGCAACATGGGGTCAAAACTTAGAGAGAGCGATCAGGATACGGTTTGCGATGGTTGCTATGTTGATAATGTCATGCATCTGAAATCAGATAGCGTTCAAGCACATCAAACTAGGAATCTTCTAGGTTTAGCAAATCCCCAGATGTATGCCGCAGCTCTTTCTTGGCAGATAGGGGAAGCAGGACATGATAGAATTAGATTGAATGCTTCGGGAGATATGCAAAGCCCTCATCACTTCGCAATCCATTCAGATGTTGCAAGAGCACACCCTGACAAGAAGTTTTGGCTATCAACAAGAGAGCATGAACATCTGAGAGAGTTTATACAGGCAGGGGGGCAGATTCCTCCCAATCTCACAATAAGGGTTTCTCAGCACAAACAACACGCTCCTGTGCATCATTCGGAACAAATGAAAAGACTCATGGCATCACATCCTAATATCACGGGCAGTTCAGTCAATGCGAGTCATAGGTATGATCACGGAGCAGTATGGGCTTGCCCTGCCGCAGGTAAGACAGGAGAACAAAACAGGTGTGAAACGCACAATTGCGATGCTTGTTGGGACCCTAATGTAAAGGCGATAGATTACACAGGTCATGGATCAAAGACTTTTCATCACAGTTTAGATGAAGAACAAAAGAACTTGGCAATGGCACAACAATGGTGGGTGCAACAACAATTGGAAGAGAAGCGTCTAAGTCTAATGAGTCCGTTAGAAGGAGAACCCGATTTATCTGCGTTTCTTCCGTGATTTTACTCCGAACACTCATTAACCTGACACGACTGACATTCTTGCAATGGGAAAGCACGTATCTGTAATTCTGAGGGAAGACCTCTATCATTTGTTAGAAGCAAAAAGAGGACTTGCATCCAAGTCAGCATTTTGTAATATGTTGATCGAAAAAGGATTTCGTGCATTAGAAAATGAAGGATGATTAAGATGGTAATGCAACCCCCTAAGCCAGGAACACCAATGAGAGGAATAGCAGCTCCTCCCTTTGGAATAAACGATAGCCAAAGAATTGATGTAAATCTGATAGCCATGTTGCTATGGCAATCACTACTAACAGGAACTGCGGTTTGTATATCGCATCTTGATTGGTATCTCCCCAACGCATCTCCTGGAGAGATGGGATTACAGTATGGGCTAATTGCTTTCGGATTCCTTTGCTTGGCAATGGTTCTGTTCCAAGTTGGTGGGATTAGAGATAGTCTAGCCATGCGAGCAGAGTTTTCGCAAGAAGCACGATATGACAAGTGGTTTAGGCAACAGATGCAATTACAGTCCAGGAGGTTTCAGAAGGAACAAATGCGAGCTGAATGGGGCAATCAATTCACTCAATCCACAGGACAACAATTATTTGGAATCCCCAATGATGGTAGTAACGAAGATGACAAGCAATAAGGGGGGAAGAGTTGGTGTGGCCGTTTAGCACCAAACAGGAAAGGCAAACAGAAGCAATGTCACAGATCCTTGCTGAAAATGCCTATGAACGAAGGATGGAACGGCTGGCTGGATGGGTGCGAACCGTAGTGGCGTTGTTCGGAGGAATTGCTCTAACATTTTTCACTTTATTTCTGTTAGACAACTTTGGGGAAATGCGACCTGTGGAAGTTTGGGAGTGGATAACGAACAGGGAGTGATCTTCCCGTGAGTTCCACGTTATTAGCAGGTCACGTCATATTGGCATCTTTCAATGCGATCAAAAAAGTGTATCGTACTTTGAAGCCACATAGAATAGGCATTTACGGTCCAACGATGACCGGAAAGACGACTCTTGACCAATATCTTACAGTTCCTGGTGACATAGAACCGATTCCATTAGAGTTTAGAACATCACACAGGCAAATGAATGGAAAATATGAGTTACCAACTGCCCATCGCCATCAAATCAAATGGAAGAAAGAAAGACATCCCGTTTCTAGTGTGGATATTGGTGGCCAATCTCAATTTTGGAGTTTATGGGCAGAGGATATATTCATTCGAAAACCGCACATAATATTCTTCATGATTGATGATAGGATAATCAAATATCCCCAACATACGAGAGAATCAGTTGCTTCTTTGAAATATCTGATTGACAACATCACAGGCCATGACAGATGCAAAACACTTAGCAAGAAGGCTAGGAAAAATGCAAGAAAGGGGTATAGACCAGATATGGTTTGTTTTCTAATTAACAAAATGGATCTTTGGTGGAGTCCTCAATCTCAATATTTGTGGGATCACGGTTTGCAGAGAGAACATCCGATTGTTTATCCCTTTAGAAATGAACTTAGAAGATTGAGAAAAGCGGGCATTCATGCCGAAGTTGAAGCCATATCTGCACAACATGGATTGAATATAGAAAAGGTCATGATAAAAATGATTGAATCTCTATGATAAATGGATTAGCCTAATTAACCTGACACGACTGACATTTACACGAAGATGAATCTCGGACTGTGGAATCAAGGCATTCGTTTAGCCGGACTTAGCGATGAGGAATTGATGCAATTATCAAAAAATACGGGCATTGCATATCCTATGTTGAAGTCACAACAAAGGGCTGAGATGGCAAGCACAGGACAAAACCTTCCAGGTGATGATGAGAGTTTTGTTCCTACTGTTGAAATCAAATTGCATACCAATGCAAAGAATCCGAGGAAGGCTAGAAAAAAGAATATCAAAATGCTTCGTAAGGCATTGAAACCCCCAAGATATTGGTTTGGAATATTTAGCATATATCGTTACAATGCAGCTCATGAATGTGCTTGTTGTGGTGCAGATATCCGCAGATTCATAGAAGGTTCTGATAATGCCTATGCCCATATTATTGATGAAGATACCAGATTATCATTAGCAGACATATATTGGTTTGATGAAGATACAGGACAACCTCGCAAACCCCATGCAAGGACATATGGAGATATTGGCGATCAATTGAACAGTACGCTTTGCCCTGCTCACTTACACATATATCACACTCTAAAGAAATTGACACAGGAGGAAATGCTTGAAAGTGATGGGTTATCAAGACCTGCGAGTTTGGGAACTAAGTTTCTCAAAGTGCCTGGTATGTCTGCATTGACCGGAGGCTCAACGAAACAGAAGAATCGATCCACAACAGAATCTCTACTAAAGTACGAACCGTTTTTCAAAATGATTCAACAAGATGTCCAACATCAAAAGGGGATCACAATGGTTCAACACCCAAATCCAATAAGTGGCGTTGCAGACTTAGTAACCGTAACTTTTGATTTGCGGGCATTGCAAATACAAGATGCAATGAAACAAAATGGCATGATAGGAGTGCCGCAGTTTATACCCGATAGTCGTGGTGGAGCACCGCAAACACCACAAGCAACTGCTAATACGATTCCCACACAACAACAGGTAGCGGGAAGTTAATGGAGGAATAAAAATGGGCTGGTTTTCAAGAAGTAGTGAAGCACCTACTCAACAATTCGGAGCACCAAGCATGGGTGCAGGAATGTCGGGTATGGGATATGGAATGCAAAATGGGATGATGGGAGGTGGAATGGACCCGATGCAGATGCAGATGATGCAACAGAATCCGCTAATGCAACAAATGGCTAATGATCCAATACAAGCAACTGCGAGATTGTTACAGTATCAAGACCCAATTGCGGCTTTCATACAATCTAATCAAATGGGAGTGTTGTTAGATTTAATCGGAGAAGTGATTACACTTTCACTCAAAGACTTCTTTACAACTGTAACATTTACCCCAGATGCAGATGGAAAATTGACAATTGACGCTAATTCTTTGCCCACAGGGTTAGTTTCAATGTCATCTGAGAATCTAAGATTGACTTTGCAGAGCCTCCAATCTGCTTGTATGCAACAGACTCAAATGAATCAGCAACAGATACAGATGTTACTTGCAGCTCACAACCCTCTATTATCTGGTCAAAATCAACCTGGATTCTTTGGTAGTTTGCTTGGAGGGTTAGTTGGAACTCATATGCAACAACAAGGAATGCCAAGTATGGGTGCAATGGGAGCAGCAGCGTTGGTGTGATTGTTATGGAAAGAACAGGACAGTATGACGATTATGAAAACAATCTTGGCATAAATCCAATGACTACAACTTTGGCTATGTTTAGCCCAAAGAAAATACTCGTTGAAAGTGCAACTATGATATTTATCATATCATTCATGTTGATGGACATAGTAATTCTAGCATTCAAGGGACCAGAGATGCAACCTATGGAATCTATGATGGCACTTCTTCTTCTCTTTGCAACTTTCTTAATTGCAGGAAGACAGTACGCTTCCTTTCGGTAGTGCCCCTAGAATTAGTAGGGGCGGAGGATTTACCTCCCAACCCATGATGTATGTTGCGTATAACAATCCAATACAAGATCAGGATTTTACGGCATTGCATGATGCGGCAGATTCCATCATGGACATCAACCAAGATGGCGAGGTAAATATTGAGGATGCGAAGGCACTCATCAAGCGAAGAAAAGTCAAACAATGCCAGGACTGTGGCAAGCCTTTGAAGAAGAAGTCAAAGTATGGAACAGGTCTATGTGTTGAGTGTTATCGAAACCCTCCTGAGCATAAATTATGCAAGGCGACAGTTGCTTCTGGATCAAGGTGCAAAAGGCGTATCTCGTCTGAATCAAAGGATGGATATTGTGGCATCCACATGAAGAAGCATGAAAAGACCCAATAATGATGGTATGACGATGCACTATCATGCCTGGTCGGAAGACACGCAAGAATTGCCCCTTCTGTAACCATCCAGAGCGTGATGAGTTTGAACATCAGATACGCACAGGCATTACTACACCAGAGGCAATTGACAGAGAACAAGGATGGGCAAGTGGTACAAGTCATAGACATATGAAAAGACATTCTGGTGATGAATACTACAACAATAGCAATCATGACTGTGCGATATGCACACACCCCGAAAGAGCCGAGATTGAATCTGCAATCATGGATGGTAGAGCATCCATTGATGATTTTTCATATGAATTAGGAGTTGATGCTTCAATTATCAGTCATCACTTGGATACACATACTGCTCCTCTCGTACAGAAGCAAGCAACATTGGAAATGATGCCTACTGTAATTGGCGATACTAGAGCTGCATTGCAAAGGATTCAGACAAACATGAATCGTTTGGATCAGATTTTTGGTATGCAGATAGACAGGTTAGAGTCACAATTCATTGAAACACCAGACATTATCTCCCCAAAGGACATAAGCCTTGCAGTTCAGTTGCACCGTGAGGTTAGGGAAACGCTGAACGATCTTGCCAAATGGTCGGAAACAATGGAATCCTTAGACAAGAGCCAATCTGTGAATGTGATTACCGTGATACAAGCCCATTTTGCAGAAAAATCACCTGATGAATGGCGTGTACTTCGCAACGCTTTGGCAGAAGCAGGAGTGTTGGAAGGATGAAATCATTGTGGGATTTGATGTTGAAAGGCACGGAGTATGAAGATATACTCCATGAAGATGGTTGGCCTATCTGTGAGGATGAATTGATTCGTTGCCTGGATGGTCTTGATTTCGTAGTAAAAGCATGGTTAGAGTCAATGGAAGGCTTTGAGATAGATAATGCAGATGAGATAGCGACTTCTGTGTATATGGCAATAATGGAGTGTCGCTTTGCAATCATCAGCTATCTAACTGCCGAAGAAGAATGTCCTGATCTAACAGATGATATTCAGTATCTTGAAGTTTTGAAAACAATAAGGCATCTCAAGCAAGCATTCATGGCATTATCCAAGTCATATGCTCAAACAAAGATTCTCGCAAAGTGGTATCTTAATTTGCCAATAAGAATCCAAGCGGGCTTCAAATCCGTTCACGCCATTAGAGTGAATAATCAAAATAAATATGGAGGTTCTACCTATCCTCCATACGATGAGGGGGCGATTCACAAGTGACAATGGGCAATCCTCGTGACTCATATCAAGGTTGGAAACCAAGAGTAGCCGAGTTCATGGGCGGGCATAAACCCCGTGAAATGGGCAATTATGGTGATCTTGATGTCAATCCAAATGAAAATGCAGAGGGGCTTGCACATCACACGAGAACCACACCAGAAGATGGTGAAAGCAGAGATCAAACCAATCCTCAGAAGCGTAAGGACAAGGCATTGAGAGAACTCATGCCTGGTCTGCAACACATTAGCGTCAAACCCGAAGAAATGGATGAGGCAATGGAGAGGAGTCCTATGATGGAGCAGGAGAACGAATTGCTTGAAACAGGTCTTGGCGTGGATCTTGGGGCTAATGGTTTGTCATTGTCAGCAGGTGCAAACAGAGGAACAGTTAGAAGCACAACGCCAAATGTGACATACGGCCATCCTTCACGAGGAGGCACTAGAGCAATTACTTTGTCAAGTGACGAATCATTTGAGGATGCATGGTCAATTAGCAAAGGTAAAAGAAAATACAAAGGAAGAAAATACGAGGAGGATGAAGATAGTGACGAAGAAAGAAGAAAGTCCAAAGCCAAACGAAGACGAAAAGGGAGAGGAAGAAGAGGCAGGAAAGTCGGTGGAAGAATCAAAGCCACAGGCGGAAGGCAACCGAAGTCGCAAAGCAAGAGGGAAGCGGGTAGGGCTAAGAGGCAACTCAACCTTTATTCTCGAAGACAATCATTCGCACCCAATGCGAGAAGTCTTCCATTGAGAAATCTTGGTTCAACAAGAGATAGAACCATTCCTTTGAGGCTTCGTGATCCCGTAGCATGGGAAAGAAAGAAGGCTCAGAATAGAATGTATAGGGCGAGAGGATCACAACCACGACAATTTACTCATCATTATGGAACAGGCGGAACAGGTATCAGCCAAACAGGAACTAGAGGAGTTGTTCTAGGAAATCCCGTTGATTCGGGCAGAGGAACAAAAATGCCGTCATCTCCACAACTTGGAACTAACCCTAAAAATGCAATCAAGGTTCAACCAGGATATGGCGACCCGTTAGGAACAGAAGATTACATTAGGCGTTCAGATGATTCCATATCAAAGAAAACGGCATTATCCCGAACCGAGATATTACATCTCAAAAAGAAAGTTGAGGCTATATTGAGGCAGTTGAATAAACTAACAAAAGCCACTCCTGAACTAGGAGATAATGCAAAGAGGGGAGGGCAAGCAAGCCCAGAAAGGTCATCAGATCCAAGTTCAAAGCATTACGAAGACGGACCAGGGAGGATTGAAGATCAGGCCGCATACCGCTTTGGCGATACATCCGTATTGGTTGAAGCGGGTGTTGTTGGGCATGGTAGGTGATTTTCATTGGGATGGAACTTTGATGATTTCTATATCTCCAAATCCTATGTGGTTTCAGATATAGACCAATTCATAAGTGCCGTTATGGGGCATGAAGGTGAAATCAACTCTGAGGCTATGGGGTTGATTACCCCGAACCTTCATCATAATTTAGAAGATATAGAAGAAATGCTACTCAATCCATATGATGCAGATGCTATGGAGATGGCAATACGAACAGGTCAGTTGTTAGACTATTATGCAAAAGCATACCATGCAGGACCAGAAGATCCTGCTTACGAGTTAGCGTTACAAGAAGGTTTGAGGATTGGAAGGCCGATGTTGAATCAAGCTGCTGAAAGGCAGAATGTTCTAAATCAGCAAAGAGGCATTTCTGCCGTTCCTTTACCTTTTGACAAAACAGGTGCAGACCCTGCTAAATGGTCAATCAACGCAAGTCATAAGTCGGAGAATGCGGCTTTAGTTCAAGCCCAGAAAAATAAAGACGGTTCTTTCAATCCATTCCATACTCAAAATGGAAAATTAGTTACTCATATCATTAGTGGTCATAATGGCAACACAGAGGGATATGCAAGATGGTATGAAGAAGCCGCAAAGGATTTAGGATTTATTGGCCATCAATATAATCGAAAAACGGGGAGAAAGGATAGCAGGAATAGATATATCATACCTGCACAGTATGTTCATCGCAATGTAATTACAATCAACGACAGGCCGATGAGGGATAATCTTGGAAGATTAGTAAAAGACTTGCAAGCACAAGCCACATCACAAGGCATGAATCCTGAGCAAGCATATGAATATGTCAAGCAGAACTTCATGAATGACAAGTTAGTATATCACGGAACACATCATGGTCATCATAATTTTGATTCAACACATGGTAGAATTGGAAGAAAGGCACAACAAGCTGCTGAGATAAGAAGTGGGGATCTCATGCCTCCCGAACAAGAGGAAGACCCTTCACAAGTTTTACCGAGTGCGGTTGAAAATAGAGTTTCAGAAGACATCATACATCCAGAACTTAGAGATGCAAATTGGATTAAGAATCTCGGCAAGGGGTCATACAAAGGGAATAAGAGCATGGTCAGAGCAATTGCTGATGCTCATGAACTTGATGAAGAAGTAGTCCAACGCATATTTGATGATGCATATGCAGGTAAAATTAGAGGAAGAAGTGCTAGACAACGAAAACTCAACGGTTTATACGATGCTCACATGAAAGAAACAGGAGGAAGACCACCCTCATGGTATGGCGGTCCTTCAGTTGAAGTGCCTCAAGAAGAAGCCACTATAACGGGAGAAGAACCTGATCCCACTATTCGTGAGCCACCAAGCAGTATTCCAAGACAACCACTACCAGAAAGGCCGAATCCAAGCCCCAATGCCGTTACTCCGCCACCTACCGGACCATCGTATGTTCCACCTATGTTCCGTATAACGCAGGGGAATAGCGATATACCAATGGCTCAATCGAGTGATGTTTCAGGGCAGGGGCGAGGTTTATTGTCAAGGTTGGCAGGGTTGTTAGGAAAGATGTCTGTTGATGACATTATACTGCGTTCTGAAACATATAGAAATGACTTTGAAGAATACATAGAAGAAGTTCAGTTGGCATTAGCAAAAGCCACCATAGACGACACAACTCACTTAGGTAAATTGTCTGTTGATTCTCCAATTGATGTTGCTTTGCTTTCAAGCAAGGTTCAGATGGGAACAACAGATGTTGTATCTATATTCCATACAAGAGGAGATTGGCGACAGATCGCAAAGGCGTTCAATGTTCCTCATGAGAATGTGCAGATGGTGAAGGTGGCTCTATATGCTTAGTTTTGCACATGACGATGAAATCCGAAAAGCGGTTCAATCATGGAGTCTTGAAAAGAAAATCATTCGCAATCCAGGTTATAGAAAATTACCAGGAGAAGAAGGCTATGATGAAATGAAAAATGCCGGATACAAAAGACATCAGAAATATGTTAATCCAGAAACGGGCGACCATGAGTTTGCACCACGCATAAGTAATTTCTTTGCGGGCGAAGGATTCAGAGCAGATGCTACCAATCCAAGAGAAGGCGGAGGCATGATGGATGCCGCTAAAAATATAGCAGGTCGTGCAAAAGAATCAGCAGGTTCTGCCGTAGGTTCGGTTAGTGCGGGAATGAGAGGTGCGGCTGAGAAGATAGGTCAAGGTGCTTCTCGTGCAAAAGAATCACTTGTGGGTACTCCTGGTGACGAGTTTGATCAGAGATTGAGTCGTTTGACCAATAGAGAAGGATCACCTGTTTCAGAGGCAAACAGGCATAGTGCAGGGCAACCAGGCATGGTTCAGAATGCTTTCTCATCTCTTGGCAATGTAGCACAAGATGCCGCAGGTGCAATGAGCAGAGCAGGATCTTCTGCCGCAGGTGCAGTTGGCAGAGGAGCATCTTCTGCCGCAGGTGCAGTTGGTGCAGGAATGAGGGGTGCTGCCGAGAAGATAGGGCAGGGTGCTTCTGCCGTTGCTTCCGCTACACCTGGAATGGCTCGTAATGCATTCTCATCACTAGGAGGTGCAGCTCGTGCCGCAGGTCAAGCGATTGGCACAGGTGCTAGAGCCGCAGGTCGTGGTGCAATGGCGGCAGGTCGTGCAACAGGTCGTGGAGCATCCGCAGTAGGAAGAGGAGTTTCTTCTGCCGCAGGAACTGCGATGTATGGTTCAGATAGATCAGGCAGAGATGCATCTGGTTTGATTATGCCTGGCATGGGCAATTTAGTCGGTCAAGGTGCGGCGGCACTTAGAGGAGCAGTATCCGGTCAAGGTGCTATGAATGCAATAGAGGCAAGGAATCAACGAGTATATGGTGGTGAAGGAGCACCTGCTATGGACAGGGAAGGTCAGAAGCAGATTAGACAAAATGTGAATAACGCTCGCCTTCAAGAAAGGTATGGAAGATTGCCACCTGCATTTGCAGAGCAGATGGGTTATCAGACTCCCGAACAAAGAGCAGCTACTAACACGGCATTACCCGCAACAACAGGAGAGAATGCCGCTTTACCCGAAAGAACGCAGGAGAGATCAAGAGCCGGAACAGATACAAGAAATCAGACGGCACAAGCAACAGGGTCTGCTCCATCAACTGCTTCAACGGGTTCTGCTAGTCAGCAAGACGGAGCAACTTATGCTCAAGAGCGATTAGTCGATCAAGCAAGCCAACAAGCACGAACTAAAGGAGGAATAGGAACAGGCTTACTTTCAAATGTAGCAACATTTGGTCTTTCGGGTCTTGCAAGAGGAGCGTATAACGCATCCCAAAGAAGGCAGGGTCAAAACAGATTGAGGTCAATGGCGGCAGGTGACTTTACGGCATCGTTTGATGATCCGATTGCAGACTATTGGGATTTGCAAAAGCAGAGAGTGGTATTCCGAGATAAGCACACAACGGAGGCAATTCGAAATGCCTTCAGATGATTCGTTTGACACGGCATGGGAAGCAATAGACGATGATGACCTGTTCAAGGGAATCATAAGAGATTGGGCAAGAAACCGCCAACAGAGAATCGCTGCTGAGAGAGCAGCGGATAGGATGAGAGGAGAGAATCTAACTTTTCAACTGAAATATGGTAGGCCAATGCCAACAACGCCTCCTGCTCCTGTACAAGAAGAAGAATCATCTGAATCATCGGAGGAACAAGCTGCAACCTCAACTTCCGATGATTCTCCGCCACCAGAAGACCCTCCTCAAACCGAAGAAACACCCGAACAGGAGGAAGAACGAATGAAGGCAACTATTCCCGAACCCGATGCTGATGCCGTAAGAGAAGCATCAGCAACCGATCTAGTATCCAAACCGCCAAAAAAAAAGAATGAGGTTAAACCAGAACCTAAACCAAAGGCTAAGGCTAAGGCAACGGCAACAAAGAAACCCCAGAAAGAGAAGGTAGAGATTCCTGCTCCTAAGAGCGATGCGGTTCAAGCAAACCAGGATGCGATTGCGGGGTTTGCAAGAAACCGAAAACCAAAGGCACGAATCAAGCAATTAACAGGGGAACTTTATGATGAGAACATAGTTCCAGGTCACTTTGTTAATTTGTATAGAGATGCGTTTGGAGTTTCTGTGCTTGGCCCTAAAGATTTTGAAAGAGGAGGCACTAAAGAAATGGATAGGGCAGTACATAGAGCCATGAAAGAAAATAAAACCTACCAACAGGCTTTGGCGGCTTTACTAGAGCAAACAGGGGGAGAACTCCCTACACTACCCAAAGAAGCAGAACCTAATGATGAAGATATTGAAATAGAAGAAATACCAAAGGACATTTATGATTTGCCAAACATCACTCCTATGACTGATTCAAGTTTGATAACAGAATTGTTGGATTTGGCCGAAGAGGGGGATGAAACCGCAAGAGTACACCTTTACAATAGCATGGGAGATTTAGAGGATCACTTTCCCTCTGCCGCAGAAAGGTATGACGATATATTTGGAAAGCAATTTGTTCTCAAAGATCCGTTTGCAAACCCATTCCACAATCCCAACTATCTTGAAACCGTAAAGGTAAGGCGTAATGTAAGTGAGCCTATGTCACCAATCATCAAAAGCCAGCCACCACAAGAAGAAAGCAAGCCGGATCTTGGTTTTGATGTAGTTGAAGGAGATGACTTGTCATTACTACCTGCTTCTTTGTTCGCAAAGAATGCTCCAGGTGGTGACGACATGAGTTTGTTACCATCGGGGTGGAAGAGTGACTAATGACGCAATGCTCGAATTAACGAGCAAAGTTGATTGGGAAATGGGAAGGAGAGATTTCCGTTTCTTCTTTGAGGACATATGTCAATTTCAATTAGCACATTTTCATAAAGAGTGGTATGAGAATGCAGAGAAACACAACAAAGTATGCGTCATAGCAAGCAGAGATCACGGCAAATCCGTGTTCTTTAGAGTATATCTTCTATGGAAGATGGCATATAATCCTGGTACGGAAGTTTTGTTCTTTAGCCACAGTCAGCACCAATCCATAGACCATATGGCAAAGATGGATGAATTGATTATGACAACTCCTGCACTTGCACATCTTAAGCCAAAGAGAGGTTGGGCAAAGCAATTATTCAAGATGACAAATAAATCATCAATACGAGCTATGTCCATAGGAAAGGCGGTTCGTGGTGCTCACCCAGATATAGTAGTTCTGGATGACATATTGTCAAGTGAAGCAGATACTCAATTGAAATCCATATCTACATGGTTCTATACTGCTCTTTTGCCCGTTCTCCACCACACGGCTCAAATGTGTGTAGTCGGAACACCGTTCTCATATACCGATCTATATTCTGAATTGAAAGGATTAGACGGGTATTGTGTGAAAGAATATCCTGCAATCAATGAAGCAACAGGCGAACCATTGTGGCCGGAGAGGTGGAATCTTGAGGCATTGAATACTAGAAGGGGTGAAATGACATCTATTGCATTTACTCGTGAGTACCTATGTAAGCCAATAGCAAGTGAAGCGAGTTTATTCCCAGAAGAAATGCTTGAAGGAGTAAAAGATGATTCTCTTGCATTATCTTACTATCCTGATCCAACTGAGGAATTGAACTACTACATTGGTTGGGACCCTGCAATAAGTGCAAACAGAAGTGCGGATTACACTTGTATGATGGTAATTGGCATGGATGAGAATAGGCACAAGAGGATAGTCCATGTTCATCACGAGAAAAACATGGATTTCAATCAACAGATTGACAAGATAATAGAATTGAATGCTAGGTTCAACCCCGTTATAATTGAATTAGAAACTAACAATTTTGCTATGGCTTTCAATCAAGTCCTTCAAGAGATTGGCGATCTGCCTATCAAACCATTCAATATGAGTCGTATGAAAAAGGAGGCATTGATTCATACATTGCAATTGCACTTTGAAAGAAAACATCTAGCCGTACCTTACAAAGATGAAGGTGCAACAAAGAGGCATATGAATACCTTGTTGAATGAATTATCCATGTTCACCATGCTTGATAATGGTAGGATGGAAAGTCTTGGATCACATGACGACATGGTGATTGCCCTTGCACTTTCGGTACAAGCGACTAAGGAATATCGGGAAAACATAATTATCCTAGACGGTGAGATGTGGCGTAACAGGTTGGGGTGGGCGGATGCGTAAATACCTCGAACCCGTACATGGGGTAAATGATTTGACTGATTCTGTTGAGAAGATTGCACCTGCCGTTTTTCGTGCAGCCGGAGCAATTGCTTCATCTCCTGCGGGTAAAAAGGCAATCGGAGCTGCGGCATCAATGGGTGTTGATGCTATCAAGAATAAACTACAAGCCAAACAGAAAGAAGTAGCACAGGCCGAAACAGAATTAGCAGAAGCAGAGAAGAAAAATGCAGAACAAGAACAAGCGGTAAAAGACCAACCCTCCACTCAAGAAGGAGAGGGTACTGAGATTACGGGAATGAAGAATGACAATAGCACTCCTCCCACAGACCAACCTGGAACTGAACTTGACTCGGAAGCACCTCCTCCTGTGCCTCTTGCTAAAATGAAGAATTGGTTTCCAGAAAACTTTGGAATGACAGGAAGAGAGGTAACAGAGATATTGGTCAAGGCTAGAGAAAACAAGGTTCTTGATGCAATACAACCATTGCTTAAGTTAGAAAAGCAATCAATTCTTGCTCAATTTACGGGTGTCAATCCTAATTTGTATGAGTCTTTACCTCTGACGGATCTTGATTTTGACTCTTTGAATAACAACAAGAATCGTTTGGATTTGCCATTTAGAAGATTTGTGAAGACATGGGTTAGTGATCCTACTGAAGATGGCAGAAAGGATGCAGAAAGGATTTGGAGGATGACCATTGACAAGTCTGAGCGAATGTCGCACCGTGAAAGAGCAATTTTGAAGAATTGCAGACAGGTCTTATTGGATAGAGGGGCATTGAACGCTCAGACATTGAAGACATATGGAGTACAAGCAAGCCCTGCTGAAATATCTTCTTTAATCAAATCTCATGGTTTCTTGTTTGATATAATTGCAATAGGTCAATTGAGCAAATCTCAAGGAAGGGGATTGTTTTACGACATTAGAAGGGGAGATATAGTTCTCAAAGACGCAGACAGATTCTTGGCAGGTTTGATTGAAAACGGTGGCAGATTCAAGTTTGACTCAAGATTATACCCAAGATTGGAAATTAGTTTCAAAGCACCAACTGCACCCTGGTATGCAAGTGCCTTACAGAAGATGGGCTTACCTGGTGTGGAAGCAAGAGGTATCGGATTGGTTATGCAAGGCGAAGATACTGTAATGAAAGCACTTGAGTTAGCAGAACCTCATTTCAACGGTAAATCAAAAGATACATTCCCCTCGGCATTGACTATGTTGAAGGCTATGAGAGGCGATAAACCTACACTCATGGTAATGGCATATGAATCGTTAGATATGTCCGAAAGGTCAAAATTGCTAAGGAAACACAAAATAAGTGTGGATGACTTCGACAAGATGAAAGAGGAGGTGATGACACTTGGTTGATAGCAAAAAAATGGAAAGAATGTTTGCAGCTATTGGCATGGATATGGAGAGGCATAATACTCCTATTCCATCCATGCCCCTATTTACCGATGGTGTCCAAGAACCGCCTTTATTGCAAGGAATTACCATACCTGCATTATACGCTGCGGCATATGAGTGCATGGTTCTAAGATCCATCCTCAATCATTTATGCGTTGAAACATTCAGAAAGGGATGGGAATGGAAATCCAAGTTTGTATGCAAATGCAGAGAGTGTGAAAGTGAGTATCACCAAGAAGTTGATGCTTGCAAGGAATGCGGAGGAGAGGTACGCAAAGCCGACAAATCGCAGATCGAGTATGCCGATGCGGTTCTAAAGGGTGGCAACAGGATGACACAAAACTTCATTGAAGTTCTTAGAGAGATAGAAATGGATCTCAATATTGTTGATGATGCATATCTTGTTCTGACAAAGGAGTATTTCATTGACCCCGCTACTAAGCAACCTATGTTCTTCAGAATAAGAGAAGTATCCAGGGCAGACCCCATATTCATGAGGATATTGTCTGACAAGAGGGGGATAAGAGGAGGATCACAATATACGAGTTTGATTGACCGTTCATTCAGAACAAGCGACCCCGATGCAGTATGTCCTGTGTCTGGTATGCCTGTTGTTCCTATTCATTACATCAACTTAGCAGGTGTTGGGAATGGCCAGGTATATACTGAGGGAGAAGTCATACACATCAGCAAATGGTCGCCATCCAAACTGTATGGTCGTAGTCCTGTTGCTACTATGTGGAGGCAGGTAAATACGCTCATTGCTATGGATAACTATGTTTATTCTGCATATCAGAAGAGGAGAATGCCTCGTGGTGTCATGGTGATTAAATCATCTAACATGGAAACTGTTGAGAGAACTGCTCGTAATATCCAAGAACATCTTGAGCGTGATCCAAATTATGTTCCAACGATTGGCGTTGAAACTGAATCAGGCAGGGGCGGTCTTGAGTATGTTCGTATGATGGATACTTTGGAGGAACTGCAATACATACCTATCAAAGATGACATTAGACAACGCATATCTGCATACTATGGTGTATCAAATGTATTCATGAATGATGTATCTGGTGGTGGGTTAAACAACGAAGGTATGCAGATTGTTGTTACAAACAGGGCTTTGGCATATGCTCAATCAATATACAACAGGCAACTATTCCCATTATTGCTAGAAGCATTTGGCGTGGATGAATGGACAATTACACTCAACCCACACGAGGAAGAAGATGAAATCATGCGATTCCGCAGAGATGAGATGGCTATCCGTAACATGATGCAGATGAAGCAAGCAGGATACAAAGCACAATTGAGAGATCAAATTGATGATAAGTTCCTTGAGTTTGACTATCAAGAACCTGATCCACAGGAAGTTGCCGCAGAGCAACAGGCGGCTGCAGCTCAACAGGGAGGAGAACAACCTCCTCCTCCTCCGCAGTAAATCAGATAAACGATTGAACTTTCATTGTCCTTCATGGCAGACGCTTTCGAAGTAGGCTGGTCAATAGTAAAGGGTGAAGAAAAGGGCGATAATGCACCCACTAACCCTGGTCTATGGTCAAAAATGAAATCTAGGGCTAAGTCCAAGTTTGATGTGTATCCTTCTGCATATGCAAACGCATGGGCGGCTAAGGAATACAAGAAAGCAGGTGGCGGTTGGAAAAAGAAGGGGAAGAAATGAATGCCGAGGCACTTCCTTTCTCTAAACTCCTCAAAGAGGAAAAAGACCTCAGAGATTGGTTCAAAGAAAAATGGGTTGATGTTTCACGCAAAGACAAGGATGGCAAACACCCGCCATGCGGTAGGGATGATGCTGACAAATCGAAAAGAGGCTATCCGAAATGCCGCCCTTCAAAGAAGGTCAGCGAGAAAACACCAAAAACGGCAGGATCAATGAGTGCTAAGGAAAAGAAGGCCGCTACAAAGAGAAAGAGAAGCAAACCACAAGGAGTAGGAGGAAAGCCAACAATGGTAAAATCATGTGATTGTCCTACTTGCAATGTTCTTGTAAAGGCCATGCTAATCAAAGGCAAGAAGAAAGACAAGCCGTTTCATGGTTATAATCCAAACAAACATAGTCGTAAAGGCGGTTTGAATGCAAAGGGTCGTGCCAAGTTCAAGCGTGAGGAAGGTGCAAACCTCAAACCTCCTGTTACCACAAAACCATCTAAATTGAAACCTGGAAGTAAGAAAGCGAAAAGACGCAAGTCCTTCTGTGCTCGTATGGGTGGAGTGAAAGGACCAACAAGTAAAGGTGGCAAACTAACTCCAAAGGGTGCAGCTCTGAAAAGGTGGAATTGCTGATGGCTGAGTTGAAAAGAAAAAGTTGTTGTTGTGGAGCAACAGAGAGCAATCCTTGTGCTTGTATGAAAAAAGGAATTATGAAATGCTCCGCTAAAGAGCCTATGTGTCAATGTTACAAGGATCTCAAAAAGGAAGGCAAACACCCAGATGATTTGAAGAAATCATTTGACATGGTTTGGCATATGGTCAAAGAAGATGGCAAGGATTACGGTCAAATGCCAATCAAGGAATCAGAGGCTATGACAAGAAATACAGAATTGCCTTCATTGAAAACTTTAGGTAGAAGTCAAAGAAAGATTAGCACAAAGAGATCAGGCGGCAAATCTCCTGTGAATATTAAAAGAGTTGATGGAGCTCATGCATCATCTTCAACACGAGGAAACTCAACAGATTTCAAAGAAACACAGGCAGAATCCAATGTAAATGCGAAACTTAGAAACGCAGGTGCGAAGGGGCAACGATAGGATAACAATCATTAACGATGGTAAGATTAGAAGTTGGTGAGCGAGATGAGCGAAGGCGAATTATTTGGACTGAAAAAGATGGACCCAATGGCTCGCAGAGCATTGGCTTCAATGGAAGCAATGCTAAAGGCAATTGATCACAATAACAGGGAAGATATTGAAAAACACCTCAATAATGCAACAAATGCTCTTAGTAGTTTGAAAGAGGATTTGAGCCTTCATGACAGTCTTGTAAAGGCTCTTTCCAATAATGTAAGACATGATCCAACTCAAGTAGGGGTTATCAGAAAGTTCGACAACACCGAAGGCGACCTAAGTCCGAATGACGGTGCTATTGCTCTCGGTGTAGTCCGTGCGGGCAGAACCGACAAAGTGTTCAGGCCACACGAGGTATATTGAGGGAAATTGTATGGCATGGAAATCAGACGGTTCAATACAAGACCGACTTTCTGCATTGCGATTACGCCAAGCCACAAAAAGGCAAAGCAATATGCTTTACAAGTCATTTGCAAAACAAGAAGCAGATCCAATGGGCATGATGGAAGCAGGTGTTCAAAATGTACCTGGTCCTAATGGTGCTCCTCAACATATGATGGGAGCAGGAAATGTTTCTGCTCTTGGAGAGATATGGACTCAGATGGATGAGCAAGGATGCAATTCACTTCTTGATATGATTGGCCAGGGTGAAAGAATCGCAAGTACATACGCTGGTGCTAATATAGACATGAATTACTCAAACGAGTTGGATAGCGACTTTCTGCAAGTTAGGGCAAAGGTGGGAGAACTCAAAACAATAATTAGAGCGTTGAGAGAGAAGCATAAGGCTCTCAGCGTTCATGACCCAACGCAGATGGCTAACGACCAAACCAATGGAAACTTGGCCGCCATGACAGGAGGGGGAATGTAATGGCAGAGAAAGAAGATGCTATGGATATAGCAAAGGCAGCTATTGAAGAAGCAAAGGCTCTCAAAGAAGAGTTGGAAATCGTAAAGATGGAAAATGCAGAATTGAGAAATGCAGTTGAAGACCCAACCGAGATGATGAAGGCTCACGGTTGGCAGAGGTATGTTACACCTCATGCAGAAGAAACCTTTGACCCATTGAATAGAAACGGAGGAGATGAGCAATCATTTAGCGGACCATTCACAGGTAGTGGTAGTCTAATTGCAAAGAGTCAATCCAGGCATGAGGAACTTCGTGAATGGCAAGATGCAGAGAGGGAGATGAGAAGATGAGATTCGTTGATCCTATGGAAGACACACCAGAAGGCAAACTACTGAGTATCGTAAGAGATATTGAGAAGCAACTTGGTATTGAGAAAAATACTGAGTGCATGGGTTGTAAATCCTCAGAAAAAGGTGTTTGCGATGAATGTTACAAAGACCCTAATCCTACGGGTCCTGGGCGTAAAGATCGAATGAAGAAAGCATCCAAGCCGGATTACCTAGACTTTGATGGCGATGGTAACAAGGAAGAACCTATGAAAGATGCTCTTAGGCAGAAGAAAGGCAAGAAGGAACTCAAGAAGTATGTCCAAGAACCTAATGTTGAGAATGTCAAACCTCGATATGTGGAAATATCAGGAAGTACAGAAATACCTGCTCATGGACCAAACTACAACCAGGTTATACCATACATGGAAGACGGGCCAAAGAAATCTATTGTGAGTGAGAAATACAAGATGCCCGCTTTCGCAAAGACAGGATATGGCCTTGATGGATCAGGGCTACATCTGAAACTAAACGATGGAGGAACAGGCGGTTCTATGTATCGTGACAAGGTTGAGGAAGCATTAGCCACGATAAAGAAAGAAGCAACCGTTGGGCAACAAGGCGTAGTTAGTGAAATTGCGGGGCTAATTGAAAATATCTATTCCCGCCTATGAGGTGGGAAGTATGGTTGATTATGTCAAATTGAGAACTGATGTGGTCTTATCTTCAATCATGGGGCTAGAGCCTCCAATAGATGAGTACATTGAATCATTAGATGGTAATGTACTTGCAAAGGAAGATATGGCAGTTATGGCCATGAATGCAAGCCCGCCCATTTATTCAATGCGTGATTTAGGATCTGCTTTACCTCCTTCCAAGATGGTCATACCAGATGACTATCAATCATATCTAGCAGGTCACACTAAGATTTCCACATCTGCTTTGAAAGATTGGCCTATGGCAAATGAAGATAACGACTTTGGAGAACATCATCCATTCGGCATGAACTCAAACTGTTGCCCATTGCTTCACAATGCAGCTCATGGTGATCCTCATTATGTTGATCACTTATTTGATTATGTCAAGAATTACGCTCAAACACATAAGGATGGAGAGAGGGCGATGCGTCTTTCAAAGGAAGATGCAATGCTATACGGAGATCCAAAGACATCTATGCTTGATTTGTACAACAAAGACCTAAACAGAGATTATGGGGCAGATGAAGATTGGGAATCAAAGAAAAGAGAATATCTCGCTAATCAATTTGGTTTGCTTCCCTTTTTGTTTGGATTAGAATGGCATAGTGAAGGAGAGGCTGAAAGATTCTATAACATATTACAGGAATTAAGCACCACTCCTGCATACGATAGCCCCGAAGCAAAAACGCTTCTAAACAAGTTTCAAGAAAAGACAGGAGTTAGATGGGATAGATATCTAAGGAATTGGAGAGATAGATTCACTCCGTTGTCTGCATGGTGGCAAAGGCCAAGTGATAGATCAGGACCTACTGTTTCTGCACCTATGGATATGCCAAATGCTCAACTTATCAGCCCATATCTCAATGATGAGCCTGGTCATAACTATCATTGGTGGAAACCATACCAATTTCATGGAGGTGTTGGTCGTAGCTCTAACTCATTGAAATCCATAATGAATCAAACATATCCGAATGTTTTCAACAACGGATGGCTATCTGACTTCTTGTTGGATGGAGTACAGATAGACGGACCTCATATGTTAGCAGGTTCTCACTTCCCCAAAGCAAACAATGACGCACCACATCTTGCATCTGCATTATCTTCGCTTTCAACAGGAGATATGGATTATGAAAGAAGGAGATCCAATTGGACACACGCTTCTATGCACAATCACCTGCATCCATCGGAAATCAATGAAGCAACTGCAAGAATGGTAATTCCTACTGAAGCATTACTCATGAGTAGGTTCGGTGACGATTTGATGAAGGTTACAGAATTGGGCAATCCAAAGGTGGGTAGATTGCGAGAACAACACCCTAATTCTAATCGTACATACTATGATTTGCACAATCGCCATGCCAATCATAGTGACGATGCAATGAAAACGGCAATGTCCATGTTGGCAGGACAGGCAATCCAACAATTCGGACCAGAGATATTTACTCCTGTGAATGGAGATGTAAATGCTAACACAATTGCAAGAGGCAATATCGGGCAACTTGCATCTGCGGCAAATCACTTATTGATGAGAGGAGAGAATGTAATTCAAAATGAATATATGATCCCCGATGCAACATCTGGTCGTATAACATCTAAGATTGGTGGCTTTGGTCCTGTATCTCCAAAATCGGAATCTGTAATTGCTCCTTTATTCAATTCGGGCAATACAGATGCATGGGGTCATGAAATGCCCGCTACTCTGACTTACAAATGGGATGATGCAAATAACAGTATAGTTTTCGATAACAAAGAAACTCCATTCAATATCTTACAGAGAACTCCTCATGCAGGATTAGTTAGTGCAATAGACCCAAGTTTTGCAAACAAGCAAATCCTTCCAAAGAACAGAGAGATAAACGCACTTTCTAGCAATAGGCAAGGATTCAGACACATGACATCTTATTTGCACAAATCAGAAGATTACGAACCAACGGGTGTTTTTGAAAGCATGATTGAACCTGCCCATGTGATAAGAGATTTGGATCACATGGACACACTCAAAGGATTTAGCGGTGATTGGATTGTGCAGAAAAAACCCAAAGGCAAGAGAGTGTTAGTCAAGAAGAAAGGCAAGAGTGTTGAGCCATTGAGTCTTCCAGGAGAAGTAAAGAAGTCACTCAAGGATACCGTACCTGGAGATGTTGTGTTTGATGGATACATCAAAGGCAAGGTGCTTACAGTTGTTGATTTGCTACTGCACAAAGATGTTGATATGAGTCAAGAACCGCTTTCAGATAGGGTTGATGCATTGAGGACTCTATACACTACAACCGATCATGTTGAGTTCCCTGCTCCTAATTCATGCGTAAATGCAGATATGGATGGTTTGGCAAAGGCAATCGCTAACTTAGATAGGACTGATTTGCTTATCAGAGATTCAAAATCCACATTCATCAAAGGTAAAGAAGTTCATCCGAAATGGATATTGTACCCTCAAGACACCATCAGCAAGAATATACCATTGCCCCCTCTCCCCGAAATGAGTACAAGAAACTCAAACATAGTGTTGGAATATCCTGGCATATACAATCCCGTCATCGTAAAACTAGACTCTGATGAAAAGGGAGTTTATGTTGCAGGTTATGAGGGGCTTCCTCATTTGGTTAAACAGGCAGAAACTCAATTTGAGATATGGAGTCCGGTAGCTGCACAGTACATTGGATTACCCGATCAGGCTATACCTTCTTACCGTAAAAGACCAATCTTTAGAAAATCGTTGGATAAAGCACCAGAAGTAAATACAACAGAAGAAAGAAACGATGAGGATAGCATAACTAGCATCATGCGTAGGGCTAGAAAGGTAATCATGAACAAAGAAGTGTCAATGAATAGTAAGGAACTAATTGCTAGTGTGGATGGCATGACTGAAAAACTTCTTGACAAGTATGCAGAAGAATATGGCATTGAGCGAACAGATGATGGAAAATGGACACTCAATGAGGCAATTGACGATGATATAGCAGAGAAGTTTGCGTTTCCTCGAATGAATCAAGCATCCTCAGATGGAGGGGCATGGTCTGGTATGCAAGCAGATATCACCGCACCAACAGGACCTACTGAAATTACTGATGAAGAGAATACTACCTTTGGCAATCCAAAAAGAAAGAACATTGAACCCGATCCAAGCGGTGGATTCAGACCAATGAGTATGATTTTTGATACTGAGAATGGAGAGGCTACATTGGACATTCAAGATGGTAGGGCGGTTGTACGCTTCCCCAAGAAAGATAAAAATCACGAAGAAGAGGAAAACGATGTACTGCCAGCCCTTCGTCATGATGACGCTCTCTAAATCCTGTCAGCCCTGTCATGTTGTCATTCATATACTATTGTTGAATGTTGTATAGGACAATGGCAAACGCAGAGATGCTACAACCTTCGATAGGATGGTCAGCCTTTGGCTCAGATTTCCTAATCAAAGAAGACATAGGTAGTGATCTCTATGTTGCAGGATATGCAAGCGTGGATATGGTGGATAAGCAAGGAGATAGAATCCCAACTGCCGCACTAAAGAAAGCGTTTGGCAAGTTCATGGAAAACAAAGCATACCGAAATGTTCAGTTAGCACATAGCGGTATCCAGGTAGGAGAAGTAGTTGATTCCTACTCAGATTCACAAGGCCGATTGTGGAAATCCGAAGTGGATGATCACGGCCTCTTTGTTGTATGTAAAATAAGAAGTGACATACAGAAGGCACGAGAAGTGCAAAAGCAGGTACGAGATGGAGATCTTCGTGCCTTTTCAATAGGTGGACAAGCATTGTTCAGGGTAAGCAAACACACCCCTGAGCATGGCAACCACCGTGAGATTACCGACCTTGAGTTGCATGAAATTACCCTTTGTAAGAAGGGCATCAACCCAGAGGCGGGATATACAATCCTCAAAATGGATGAAACGGAAGTGACAAAAATGACCAACAGCGAAGCATTGGAAGAGATAAGAGATAGCCTAAGCGGAATACTGAAAGCTATTGATAAGAAAGACGAGAAAGGCGACATGAAAGGCGATATGAAAGCCGATGATGAGAAAATGTACAATGAAGACAAAGAGATGGAGAAATCCACCTCTGATGCTCTACAATACATAGATACTCTTGAGAAGTTCGCACACGAAGCAGGTGTGGATTTGGATGGACTACGAACTCACTTCGGTCTTGAGAAGGCTTACATGGTCGGTGTAGATGGACAGGGTGGATACTCTCACAGAGGAATGGGTGACGAGATCGGTGCAGGAGAAGATGCAACGGAAGTCACATACCCTGCACTAGCTGCACCTGGCGGTAACAAGTATGTTATCAAGCAACCAGGAGTTGGCAACATGGCATACAACGAGCCATCCGGCAACAAAAATGTCATCAAATCCCCTGGATCGATTACTCCTGAAGGACTAGAGCGTGGATACAGAGCATACGCATCCCTTAGAGATGAGGAAGGCATGAAGGCTCTCGTAAAGGCAGAGTGGGAAGCCCGCTACGAGGCAGAAACCGCTAAGGCTCTTGAGATTAACAAGGCTAATGATTTCGGTGGCCAAATCGCTGCACTACAAGCAGAGATTGCAGGACTACGCTCTGAGAACACAGAGATTCAGAAATCTGCATCCGCAGTTCCAACAACAGATATTCGTGTACCAACCAATGAAGAGTTCGCAGCTATGGGCAGCGACCTTGAGTCCTGGAGGGCTACCGAGCAACTAGCAAGGAGGGCACTAACAGGCGAGTAATCGTCTTGGGTGACATGGAGATAAAGGAAGTGAAAAAATGAGTGGATCAAAAGGATACATTAGAACAATTGAAGACATGGAAAGACTGTACTACGGTGCAGGTGCTGGTGCTAACGCATGGGCATACTCTGGAACTGACTTGCTAAAGGCCGATTCGCCTTTGGTTAGCAGTACAACCGGAACTTATCAGGCAATATTTGGCCGAAAGGTGTGGTCGCAACTCAACCAGGAGTTCAACGCCTTCTCAATTCTGCCAAAGAAACCCTGGGAGAAGAGTGGTTGGAGAGTCGTCACCGATAAGCCGGACAGGACAAAGGGTGGCGGTCTTCCTGAGAACGGAACTCTACCAGAAACTACCAAGCCTACTTTCGCAGAGGTCAGCACAAAGCCAAAGACTGTGGCTCACACATTTGATCTCAGCGAAACTGCAATGTTCCTAGCCGACAAAGATGACGGTCTTGGAGATGCAAGGGCAGTAATGAAGATGGAGATGGCAAAGCACCACGCAGAGCACATCAACGTCATGCTCTTAGAAGATGTTGATACTACCGCAGGGAATGATTTCGAATCCCTTGACAGGTGTCTATCTTCTTCCTTCGTTGAAACTGCAACTGATTTCGTATCAGCAGCAGCAGATCACAATCAGTACAACATCACAAGAAGTGTTGGGTCAGCACAACAATGGTATGATGCTAATGTTGATGCAGGTTCGGCAGGGGCAGCTCGTGCTCTCAGTCTGAATGTCATTGACGGAATGTTCAGAAGCGTATGGGAGAAGGGAGGTCAGCCAAAGGTAATCCTAACAGGCTACGATACTCTTGAGAAGGTTCAGCAACTATTGCAACCACAACAGAGATTTACAGAGATGAAGAGAGTTGTTCCTGGTGTGAATGGCGTTAAGGGTGTTCCAGGTATGGAAGCCGGATTCGTTGTCGCAACATACAATGGCGTACCTCTCATTCCATCTAAGGATGTTAAGGCAGATTCAGGAGAACTATCAAGAATGTACTTCATAGACTCCGATTACATTTACTTCTGCACCGCAAAACCAACCCTATACCACGAGTCTGGTATCGAAACCGGAGATCCATTCGGTATCAACAGGCTAGGACAGATGGGTATGTTCCACACAATGGGCGAACTATGGCAACTATTCTACCGAGCACACGGGAAAGTGAGGGATATCGCTGCTTAGATGCACGGAGAATAATGGAGAAAAAAGGTAAGGTGACAAAGATATGGCAAACACAAATCTAACAGGAAACGGAACAGTAGTCTTCAACTCCCGCCTATGGGGTGGTGTTGGAGAGTCGGACACATCATGGCTACAAAGCCCTGTGGGAAGCAATTCGGTTACAGGAACAATCAGCATGGCAACTGTTGATGTTGTAGTGACAGATGGAGATGCAGCTTTCGCATACGACTTAGCCCTAGAATCAAATGCCGTGACAGGATCAGCATTGATCGGTATTCTATCCGCACACAACATAACAACTGCGGGCGGGAATGCTTTCACGGTTGCAGGTAATGTATCCACCAACACCCTGCTAAAACTGACACCAGCATCTGCTGGTCAGGATGGCGACACGGTTAGGATTACATTCTTGTATCGGTGAGGCGGTGGCTTAAGTGGCTCTTAGCCTTCAATACATTGGGGCAAGACCTTACTGTGAGATCACAGTAGGCAGACACCAGGTTCTTGGGTTCTCAAGAGGCATGGTTAGGGATGACGTTCCACAAGACATAATCCGTAACAAAATCATACCCCTGATCGAGAATGGAGGAACTGCCTGGAAAGTTATCGGAAGCGATGATGTCCAAGCAGAGAAGATGCTCAAAGCAATAACTCCTGAGCCTGAACCTGTTGTAGTTGAACCAGAACCCGAACCCGAACCTGTGGTTGAAGAAGAACCCGAACCAACTCCTGCCGTAACTGACCAGGAAGTTGATGTGGATATTCTCTTAGCTGCAGCCGGATTCGATAGTCAATTAACACGGGCACAAATGATGGCATGGTGTTCAGAGAAAGGATTGCCTGTGAATAACAGATCAACCAAAGCATCCATGACTGACCTAGCCCGTGAGTACATCACGGGGGCTAGTGCTTGACTGATTCATTCGCAGACATTGACGATGGATCAGGCCGATATGCGAGCCGTGTTCGTGCAAACCGCAGAGTGCTAACTCTAACTGCTGATAGCACCAACTCATTGAGTGGAACTTTGGATCTTAATGGCAAGATAGGAAGACTCGTATTAGATTGTTCCAGGCTAACTTGCAATGCAAATGCAGGTACAACAGGTTCATTGAAGATTACTATGGATGTTGAAGATAGCGAAGGAGTTGAGTATCCTTACTGCGACACCCTTGCAAACTTTGATGTTAGGACCGCAGTAACTGTTCCTTACAATTTCCAAACATCAGAAGGTGGGAACATGAATGCAGATGGGGGTAATACGAGTGGTCTTCATTTCACAGTAACCGCACCTGCGAGTGCTACTGTCGGTGGCGTAACAATTGACGAACCCGCTGCATGGAACGGATTGGTCTGTGGGAGGGTAAGATTCACCCTAGCGACCTCTAATGGCACTTTTTCGGGCGGAACTGCCCGCATAGTCATACTTCATGAGTAAAATAGTAGTTAAATAGGATTGAACCAAAGGGGAGTTCAGTATGGCATTGACAGTAGAGCAATTGGGAAGAACAAACGTAACAGGCAACCGCTTGACTGTTGCTCTGAAGATCACATTTGATAGCTCGTATCCAACGGGTGGAGAAGCACTTGACTTGACGACATATGTATCAAACATAGAAACCGTTGGGATTGAAGTAAGTGGAGGATATGTATTCCAATACGATAGATCCAACAAGAAGGTTTTGGCGTATGAAGCAGGAGCGGATAGTGCGGCATTAGATGAGGTCGCAAATGCAACTAACCTTTCTTCAACCGTAACATATGTCACAGTTACAGGTGGGCGAGCCTGATAGGGGGCTTGCCGTGTGGCCTTAGAACTTGACGAGATTTGCTTTGAAGAAGCCCATGCGATAGAACGCCGCCGTAAAACACGGATGGCAGAGATTGCTACAAACGAAGGGTCAATAAAAACAGACGATTCTCCGTTTAGTAAGGAGAACCTGGCCAAAGCCGAAACTATCCGTGTGAAGATTCGAGGTAGAGAAAGATATGACATTCAAAACATTGGATCAGGCACACGATGCAAAGAGTGCGGTCTGCTCCATTTCTGTTGGACACCAAGTTGTGCGGGATGCGGGTGTGATATGGATTACAATTTAGGGAGATAGGGAGGATGAATAGCAATGCCACGAGTATTCACACCAGGGCATAGACCCGACCAACCTCTGTATCCTTCCGAATTAGTATATACTACTGTTGCAAAGGTTGAATCTTACCTACAACTACCCGATGCTAAACCAACAGAACTCATTGCTGATACTAGCACGGCAACTGAAAGTGGTGTCACTATAATCAAGATACCAATAGCAGGAGCTGATTACAGAAGATGGGGATTCGCAAGTGGAGATTCGGTTACTGTCTATGATGATGTGGATGCATTGGGCAGTACATTGACTCTCACAGGAGTTGCATCGTTAGGATCAAGTGGAGGTGTTGTCCTCAAAGCTACTGACCCTGGAACGGCATATACCAAATCCAATAGTGCGTATGTTCAACCTAGTTCCATACTTTCCAACTCCTCGCAGAGAGGGATAAGCAAATCACAAGTTGAATTACTAATCCAAAGAAGGCAGGATTACATTGACAAGATTACTAGAATGGCATGGAGGCCAAGACTTGTCACCGATGAATATCAAAACTTTACTACATTCAAGCCATACCGAAGAAGATACTATACTGATTATGTTGGAGCAGTATATCTTAGAAACCGTTCAATCCAAAGGATATTGCGAATGGGTGTATGGCAGGGGGATCACTATCGTGAGTTAGCCTCATCCCGTGTGGAACTAACTGTTAGTGATCCTCATCTATTCAACAATACAGACAAAATATTCCTATGTCCAAACATAGGACATACTGCAACTTTGACAAGTGGAACTACTGCTACCACATGGGCAAAGGATTTCGGAGTCAAAACTATTGCAAGTCAAATTGGCAATCTAATCAATGAAGACGATGCAACAGGAAAAACTGCTATTCAGATAGGAACTATGACTGAAGATAGCAAAGCCCTCAATGTTAGTCATGAGTTCTTGGCTACCGCTAATAGCGATGAGGGCGATGGGGTTGTACTAATCAGTAGTATGAGATCAACCGATGAAGGAGAGGATACAACAATAGCAGTTACTAATCTCAGTACATTCACATTTGGATTATCAAATACAATAAATGCCACAGTTTCATCAGTAAATGGCAGTAGTTTTGTGTTGGATGATGCCTCTGCGTTTGTTCAAGGAAATGGTCTATACTACTACGGTACAGGAACTACCATCCGAGTGGCAAGATGCACTAGAAGTGGCAACACAATAACGGTTGCAGATGATTTGACATCTGATTTCGTAGCAAACATATCTGCAAGCACCGAAGTATATCAAACCAGGTTTGATAGTGATGCTACCGATGAACAAAGGCAAAAGGATTGGTGGTCAATGGAAGACAATGGTGCAATCATGTTCAACAATCAATATCCATTCTTTGAGAATCATAGCCTCAAGATATGCTATATTTATGGCGAAAGATATCTTGACAAGGCAATAGAAGATGCTTGTACCAAGTTAGTTGCTTTGGACATCATGATGACTGACGATTATACTGCTATGTTTCCAGAAGGTACGCAGAATGTGGATCTCCCTTCTAAGATTCAAAAGTTAGAAGAAGAAGTAAAGAGAATCCTGATCCCATACCAAGAAGGAATAATAGTCGCAGGTATGGGTGGTTGAGCTGTGGTTTCAGATTTAGTGAAGTATTTGAAATCCCTGCAAGACGCAGAGAGGCAAGTGTCAAGGGCTTTGAAGGCCGTTGAGCAAAACGAGCCAGCCATGTATAAGATGCTCTTATCCCAAGAAAGGCAAATGGCTACCGCAGATGGACTTGGCTTCACAGATGAAGAAATAGAAGCAAATGTAATGAAACAAATTGAAAATAATGCCTTCAGGGTGGCTTTGAAGGCCGCAAAAGACAATTTTTCGGAGGTGTTGATGAATGGCTAAAGATGCAATAGGTGCATTACGGGATATTCTCGCAACAAATTGGTCTAAGCCACCTGCACCATCCATAGAGGATATTGCAGATGTGGATAAGGGGGATGCAAAAAGAGTCAGACTACTTGATACCGATGTTATCCGTATATTTGAAACGGCACACAACGAGGCTCAACCAGAACTTGTCTATGATTTCGTTAATGAACACGTCAATATCACCATAGATTGCAGAACAGTACAGAGTCGAGAAAGACTGTCTGAGATGCGTAATGAGGTTAGAAGGATTGTACAGGCATTCAGAAAAGGTGACAACAACAACTTTGACCGTTTGATTTACAAGACTAGGACCGACCTTTCAGATCGCTCTAAGAAACTATTCAGATACACCATCCAGGTTGAGGTAATTACATTCAGTTTGGTAGCAGGAGCAGACGACCCTGTTGTAAATCCGGCAGATGGTTCAGTTGTTGGCTCTAATGTATATCAAACACTTGATGGTGATTTGACGGCTTTGGCCAATCTTACTCCCTCTGATAGTGCATTTATTGTCGGAGATGGAGGCACATGGGTATCTGAGAGTGGAGCAACGGCAAGAGCATCGCTTGGTTTAGGCACTATGGCCACTCAAGCATCAGACAATGTTAGCATCACAGGAGGATCACTATCGGGTATTTCTGGTTTAGTTTCAAGCATAACTGCCGGAACGGGGATAACAGGAAGTGCAACAGAAGGTGCAGTTACTCTGAATGTAGGTGGTTTAACCATCTCTGAGTTTGCAGGTAGCAGTATTCAAACGAGTGCAGAATCATTTACTGACAATGATACTTCCTTGATGACTTCAGCCGCAATTGAAGACAAGATTCTTTCTTATGGATACACAACTGATACGGGCGATATCACAGGAGTTACCGCAGGAACAGGATTGTCAGGAGGAGGTGCAAGTGGAACGGTTACATTGAATGTTAGCGGGATTACAGTATCTGAATTAGCAGCAGACAGTTTGCAAATCAGTAGTGAATCGTTTGCAAATAACGATACATCTCTGATGACATCGGCAGCAATTGAGGATAAGATACTCTCGTATGGCTACACTACAAACACAGGAGATATCACATCAGTAGTAGCAGGAACAGGGCTATCCGGTGGGGCAACAAGCGGTGCGGCTACATTGAATCTTGATCTGAAAGATGAAGACGACATGGCATCTAATTCCGCTACTCATGCAGCATCACAACAATCCGTCAAAGCCTATGTTGATTCAGAGGTTTCTGCATTAGTTGATTCTGCCCCTGGTGCGTTAGACACTTTGAATGAATTAGCTGCAGCAATAAACGATGATGCTTCGTTTTCCACGACCATTGCTACTAACATTGGAACTAAACTTGCAAAGGCAAGTAACCTATCCGATTTGGCAAATGCCGCAACTGCAAGAAGCAATCTAGGAGTAGATGCAGCAGGAACTGACAACTCAACCGATGTCACTCTCGTCACCACTAGCCACGATTACCTCTCAATATCCGGCCAAGCAATCACATTGGGTACAATAGACATTAGTGACGATACTAATCTATCCGTAGGATCAGGACTTGCATTATCGGGAGATACAATTAGTGCGAACCTAAGTGCATCAGACATACCCAACCTAGCAACTTCAAAGATAACATCTGGTACTTTTGCAGATGCACGGATTGCTGCATCAAATATCACACAACATCAAGCATCATTGTCAATAACTGAATCACAAATTAGCGATCTTGGTTCATACATTACTGCTCCTAGAACAATTACCGCAGGAGGCAACACCCTAGCAAATAGCGAAACTCTTGCCTTTACCGCAGGAACAAATGTCACTATCTCTGAATCGGGAGGTGCGGTGACAATTTCATCTAGCGGGAAGACGCAAGAAGAAATAGAAGATATCGTGGCTAGTTTAGTAGTAGCGGGCAGTAACATAACGAAGACATATGATGATGCCGCAGGTACTCTAACTCTTGCCTCAACGGATACGAATACTCAACTAACAACTGAACAAGTCCAGGACATAATCGGAGCGATGGTTTCCGGTAATACTGAAACAAATATTGCAGTTACATATGATGACACCAATGGAAAACTAGACTTTGTTTCAACAGATACTAACACGCAATTGACCCTGCTCGATCAGGATGATATGTCATCAAATAGTGCTACTGCTGCGGCAAGCCAACAATCCATCAAAGCATATGTGGATGCAGAAGTTGCAGGGTTGGTGGATTCAGCCCCTGGTACATTGAATACATTGAATGAGTTAGCGGAAGCATTAGGAGATGATGCTAGTTTCTCAACAACCATTACCACAAGCATAGGAACTAAACTTGCAAAGGCAAGCAATCTTTCAGATCTAGCCAATGCAGGAACTGCTCGAACAAACTTGGGATTAGGGGCTGCGGCAGTAAAGGGCGTTGCTACCGATGGTTCGGGTGGTGTTGCTGATGGCGAAGGCGATTTGGTAACGGGTAATGCCGTATTTGATTACATTGCAGCTCAAAACTTTGCTACTTCAGGAGCATCTAACTTTGTAATAGGAGATATCACAGGGCAAACGGCTCTAACAAGCGGGCTTGCATCAACAGATGAGTTCGTCATAAATGATGGTGGCAATCTCAAAAGAATGGATACATCTGTGTTGCAGAGTTACCTGCAAAGCAATCTGACATTTACTACCAATACAGATACGCAACTAACAACTGAACAAGTCCAAGACATAGTAGGGGCGATGGTGGATGGAGGAACAGAAACCAACATTGCAGTAACCTATGATGATACAGGAGGCAAGTTGAACTTCGTATCAACCGATACTAATACCCAACTAACTCAAGAACAAGTTGAAGATTATGTCAATGGTCTTATTGTAGGTGGTACAAATGTTACCGCTACTTACGATGATGCGGCAGGAACACTAACGCTTGCTTCTACCGATACTAACACTCAACTAACACAAGAGCAAGTGGAGGATTTCGTTGGAGGTATGCTTGATGGTACTGAAACATTCATTTCTGTAAGTTATGATGATACTGATGGCAACATAGACTTCGTTGTTCCTGTATTGGATGAAGACAACATGGCCTCTAACTCGGCCACTAACTTAGCAACACAACAATCAATCAAGGCATACATAGACAGTAAAACCGCATCCATAGTTGATTCTGCTCCTGCCGCCCTAGATACTCTGAATGAGTTGGCTGCGGCTCTGAACGATGATGCTAGTTTCTCAACAACAACTGCTACCTCTTTGGGCAACAGATTGAGAATTGATGACAATCAATCCCTCAATAGCACACAACAAGCACAAGGTCTGACCAACTTGGGTATTACTGCATCCTTAGCAGAAATCAATATTCTTGATGGCGGATTATCCGCATCCGACATACCTAGTTTAGGAACGAGCAAAATCACATCTGGTACATTCGCCAATGCTAGAATATCTCAAGGAAGCGTAACTCAACACCAAGCCGCCCTTTCCATAACAGAATCACAAATTAGTGATCTTGGATCGTACATTACTGCACCTAGAACAGTCACCGCAGGTGGCAATACATTAGCCAACGGTGAAACGCTTGCATTCACCGCAGGTAGTAATATCACGATTACAGAAAGCGGAGGTGCAGTAACTATCACAGGAGCTGCGGGAGGTATTGGAGGAAGCATAGCCGATACACAAGTAGCGTTTGGCAATAGCACGAACATAGCGGGCGATGCTAATTTTACCTTTGATTCGGCTAATGAGATTTTGAAAGTAGGAGAAATAGTACGAGTTGGTAGCGGTTCAAACACCTTCCCTGCCTACTCATTTCATGGTAATACCGATATAGGCTTGCGATTCTCACAAGTAAGTAGTGCTGATGTATTACGAGTCGTTGTTGATGGTGAGGACCAGGTTGATTTCGCCAATGGTGCAATACAACCCGTGACGAATAACGACATAGATCTTGGAACGGCATCGCTACAATTCAAGAATGCTTACTTTGATGGTACGGTGGAAGCAGATGCTATCACATTGAACGGCACGGCTCTTGGTGCATTGGCTACTCTTGACTCAGTTGCCGCAGGACAGATTGATGCAAATGCAGTTGATAGTTCTGAATTGAAAGACGGTGCAGTTGATGAATCGCACCTCAATGCAACGAACTCCCCTGTTGATAACTACATTTTGAGTTACGACTCGGCTAGTGGTGGATTTACCTGGATTGCCGCAGGTGCAGGTGGAGAGAACAATCAGAACGCTTTCAGCACCGTATCAGTATCTGGGCAAAGCGATGTAGTTGCAGATGGAACAACCGATACGCTAACATTTGCAGCGGGTTCTAATGTGACACTTACGACTAATGCATCTAGCGATACCGTTACCATTGCTTCCACCGACACTAACACACAACTCTCCACCGAACAGGTTCAAGACATAGTAGGCGGAATGTTCTCTGGAAATACCGAAACGAGAATATCTGCTACCTATGAGGATGGTGACGGCACTATTGATTTGGTAGTGGATGACATGACTCCTAGAACCATAACCGCAGGTGGCAACACTCTTGCTTCAACTGAAACTCTTGCCTTTACTGCGGGATCTAATGTGACGATAACGGAGAGTGGAGGTGCAGTAACTATTGCATCCACCGACACTAATACACAATTATCTCTTCTTGATGAGGACAACTTTGCTTCCAATAGTGCTACTGCGGCCGCCTCTCAGCAATCCATCAAAGCATATGTTGATGCAGAAGTATCGGGTCTTGTTGATTCTGCTCCTGGTGCATTGAATACTCTAAACGAACTCGCTGCAGCTCTTGGAGATGATGCGTCATTCTCAACAACAACCGCAACATCATTGGGCAACAGGTTGAGAGTTGATGTTAGCAACCAGGGATTGAACTCAACACAACAAGGAAACGCCCTTACGAATCTAGGTATAACTGCATCATTAGCGGAGATAAACATACTAGACGGTGGTTTATCTGCATCAGACATACCCTCTTTGGCAACTTCGAAGATTACAAGCGGAACTTTTGCCAATGGAAGAATATCTGAGGGAAGCGTAACTCAGCATCAAGCAGCACTATCAATTACGGAGTCACAAATTAGTGATCTCGGTTCATACATTACTGCCGTTAGATCGGTTACTGCTGGCGGAAATACATTAGCAAGTGGTGAAACTCTCGCATTTACGGCAGGTAGTAATGTCACCATTACAGAAAGTGGCGGTGCGGTGACTATTGCATCAACCGATACTAACACCGAGTATTCAGCAGGTAGTGGTATAGCCCTATCCTCTACCACTTTCAGCGTTGCGGCAGGTAATGGTTTGGCTCAAGAGGCAAGTGGCCTCAAGTTAGACGACCCTGCAAACTTGTCTGAGTTGAATGAAAGCACGGATGCTACTGATGATAAGATTCTGCTTTGGGATGAGTCTGCTTCCTCCTGGAAGTACATGACTCTTGATAACTTGCAGGATTCCATTGACACTACTGCATCGGGTGGGGCAGGAGAGGCATTCAAGACTATTTCAGTTAGCGGTCAATCTGATGTTGTAGCCGATGCCGCCGCAGACACGCTAACCTTTGCCGAGGGGTCAAATGTTACCATTACAACGAATGCAAGTAATGACACGATTACATTTGCATCAACCGATACTAACACATTTAGAACCGTAACTGCTGGTGGCAATACTCTTGGATCAGGTGAAACTCTTGCTTTCACGGCAGGAAGCAATGTCAGCATATCAGAATCAGGTGGAGCAGTTACTATTGCCTCAACAGACACCAATACACAATTATCACAAGAGCAGGTTGAAGACTTTGTAGCAGGAGTAATTACGGCAGGGTCTAACATCACTAAGACTTATGATGATGCCGCAGGAACTTTGACACTCGCTGCTACCGATACTAACACTACAACTACTGCTGATGTTAAAACTGCTCTTAACGCTGACTTAGGTGGTAATTTTACCATAGGAACGCAAAGCGACAATATAGCAACATTCACAGGCGGGCTAAATATTCCTGGCGTAAGTGGGGCTAATGACAACACACCACCCTATGACGGCTATCAATTTAGAGATAGACAAGACTTAGGTATGTTTGAGGAAAACTATTCTATTCTAATTAAAGCACCCGAAGAAATCTATATGCAATTAGATTCTAACAATAACAATAGCGATAATACTTTCTTTGCTATAACCAAAAATGGAAAAACAAGTCATGCAGGTAGTCATACTCAGATATTCAAAGTTTTGGAAACAGGTGCAGTTACATTTAATGACGCATTTACATTCCCAACCGCAGACGGTTCAGCAAATCAAGTATTGAGAACAAATGGTAGTGGAACAGTAACTTGGGAAAATCAAACCGATACTAACACATTCAGAACAGTAACTGCGGGAGGCAACACATTAGGATCAAGCGAAACTCTTGCATTTACCGCAGGTAGTAACATAACAATAACTGAATCAGGAGGAGCAGTAACCATTGCTTCAACGGATACCAACACACAATTGACTCTGTTAGATCAAGATGATATGAGTTCCAATAGTGCCACCGCTGCTGCATCGCAACAGTCAATCAAGGCATATGTGGATGCGGAAGTTGCAGGAATTGTTGATTCCGCACCTGCGGCTTTGAACACATTGAATGAATTGGCAGCCGCATTAGGTGATGATGCCTCATTCTCAACAACAATTACTACTAGCATAGGCACTAAACTAGCCAAGTCTAGCAATTTGTCCGACTTGGCCAATGCAGCAACTGCAAGAAGCAATCTCGGTGTTGATGCGGCAGGTACGGATAACTCAACGGATGTAACATTGGTTACTTCTAGTCACGATTACCTTAGCATATCAAACCAAGCGATTACGCTCGGTGAAATAGATATTAGTGACGATACCAATTTAGTTGCTGGAACAGGGATTAGTCTTAGCGGAGATACCCTCAATGTAGGCGGTTTGACTGTATCTGAAATAGCCGCAGGTAGTATTCAATTGAGTAGCGAATCCTTCTCTAACGATGACACATCGATAATGACTTCTGCCGCTATTGAGGATAAGATTCTATCATACGGATATACTACGGGCATGACCTTCGTAATTGAGGATGATGATGGAACAGAAGTATCTATCTCCAACTCGGAAGAAATCAAGTTCCTTAGTGGAGATACGAGTATAGACATCAACTACTCCGATATTTCCCCTGGATCAGACGCAGATCCGTTTGACTTAGACTTCAGAACTATACACGCTCCATACTTGAAAACAGATGATGATAGGGATTTTGCTCCTGAAGACTTGGCAAATACGCTTAGAGAAATATCAGGAAGATTCTCAACAAAGACAGGTTTGGAAGATGGCTCTACTACTAACGCATCTGATTATGTTGATGTTTTGGTATTGGACACATTCACAGGACATACAGGTGGAGATGCAAACTTATTGGCATTCGCTAAGAACAGTACAAAGAGAATCTATCACTACCGAGCAGACCAAGATGATACGGATTGGGGAACTGCCTCTACTCTTGCATACACAAGCGATATTGCAGACCTAACAGTATCAGACTTAGCTGCATCAGCAGTAGTCACAGAATCAGAAGGCATCGGTTCAAATGACAACGACACCACTTTGCCTACTTCTGCCGCCGTCAAGGATTATGTGGATAACAATGCAGGTGGTGCTTCTGCTCTTGGCGACTTATCCGATGTGACTTATTCAAGTGGTGATCTAACAATTAGCAGTTTAGACACGCTCGTTGTCGGTGGCTTCACAATAGATTCGTCTGGTGATCTCACATTTGATGCCGCCGGAGATCAGATATACTTCAAAGACGATGGAACTACGAGATTCCAATTCAACTTAGATTCCACACCAGAGATTGATGTTACAGGCAATTTCACCATTGATGGATCAGGCGACATATCCTTTGATGCAGGTAGCCCCACCTGGAGATTCAAATCGGCAGGAACAGAATACTTCCGTATCGCAATGATATCTTCGGGCGATATTGTCTTGCAGAACACAACTGACGACAAAGACCTCTATCTCAGAGGGATTGATGGTGGTGTCACTACTGACTTCTTGCGATTTGACGCATCTAATGCAGGTGAGGCAATATTTAGTGGCAATCTAACAATCCCTGGTGAGATTAGGCATTCGAACGATACGAACAACTCAATAGCATTCGGCACAGATACACAGACATTCGAAACGGGCGGTTCATCACGCTTGGACATAAGCGATAGCGGTGTCAGATTAGGCGGTGCTAACAGTAGAGTCACCACAATCCTAGATGAGGATAACATGGCTTCTGACTCCGATACTGCTCTAGCAACTCAGCAATCCATCAAGGCATATGTGGATGCAAATGCAGGTGGTGGTGGTGCTTCTGCACTCAACGATCTATCGGATGTCACATACTCAAGTGGGGATTTGACTATATCGAGCCTTGACACACTCGTTGTCGGTAACTTCACAATAGATTCTTCGGGAGATATATCTCTTGATGCTGATGGTGCAGATATAAGACTCAAAGATGCTGGAACGACTTATGCAAACCTTGCACATGATAGCGGTCATTTCAAGATTAAAGCAGTTGTAAATGATGCAGATATGTATTTCATGGTCAAGGACAACAACTCCAATGTCAATGCCCTCATTTTAGATGGTTCAGAAGCGGGAGCTGCCACTTTCAATGCAGGAGTCACAATCGGAGGAAACTTGGATACTAACAGTCAAAACATCATAATTGATGATAATCATGGTATTCTTGATGATTCTAGCAACGAGCAACTACTGTTTGGTAAGACAACAAGTGCAAACTCGTACATCAAGATATGGAATGGTATCTCTGATACTACTGCTGGTACTCTGTTTGGAACAGATGTAGTCCATAACTCAAACAACACAACTTCAGCAGGTCGCATAACCGGACCAGGACTTGAGGCAACAGGGGATGAAACAGACGTTGGGTTGTCATTCAAGACGAAGGGGTTAGGGCATTTCGTATTCACTAACGATGATACTACAACTGCAAGAGGACCAATAATGCATCTTATCAGATACATTGATCAAGGTGACGTTTCTGATGATGACGATATTGGAAATATCAGATTTACAGGTGCAGACTCAAGTATGTTGGATGTAGGTAGTGTAGAAGCGATACACGATTACAGAGATTATGGAAATATCATAATGACAATTCGTGATCAAACAAGTGGCAATGCAGATGGAGAGATGCGATTCAGGATTATGGTCAATGATAGTCAAAGAGAGATTCTGTCAGTAGGTGTCAATAAGTTCGCTCATGGTGACACTCCTGCTGCGGGTGTTGCGGCAAAGGCAGGGCAGATGCGAACATTCTCAAGCAACCAAACATTAGACTATGACGACTATGCCGGATTGTATTTAGTAGCAACAAGTGCAATGACATTTACCCTACCTGCTTCTCCAAACAGAGGCGAACAGTATGTCATCATTAGCAACACAACAGGAACTGTGACTATCTCAGCAAACGGATCGGATACAATGAATGGTTCAACTAGCAACCAAACAATCACTACAAGATACGAAGCGAAGACCTTCATTGCAGTTGATAGTAGCGAGTGGATAGTATTAGGGTGATTTTATGCCAATGCCAGCCGTTTTAGGAACAGTCGCACAACAAGGACAAGCAGGTAGTGGTGGCGGTGGCGGTGGTGGTGGTAGTTCTGCACCATCCAATGTTAGCGTGGCTACTACATCTAGTGGCAACTTTGACGATGCCGTGATAGTTGATTGTACATCGGGATCAGGAGTAATACCTGCAAATGCAGGTAATACATTCAGTAGTGGCACAGGAGATATTGAGTTGATTTATGGCATTAATTACTCTAATGCGGTGAACCTCAATAGCGGGACCCTTACATTCGAAACCTATGGATATTGCAGAGCGACATCAGCAACATCCTTCTCATGGGGCTTAGGCAATGTGCAGGAAGTGCAAGACACCTTTGGTGCAGTATCTAGCGTTGCCAAAAGCGGTTCGGGTTCAACTAACCAAGACTGTACTTCTAATGACATTGGAATTGAGGTGAAAATAACACACAATTCGGGCGGAAGAGGATATCTATTACTTTCTGCTTCTGGCGATGGATTCAGTTGGGATGTAAATTGTGAGGCTTCCAATTCTAATGGCACTACTTCGTCATCTCCAACAGTAACACCGAGGATATTGATACCATGAGATGGGAAGTGACAGGGATACCTGATGGGGAGAGTGGCGACTACAAGGTTGAGCGATGCACCGCTACCACCGGAGAACCATCTTGGTTAAACTATGTCAATTATAGAAACATAGCAGAGGGGGATTATACTGTACTGTATAGAAAGTTTGGTGAATCATGGCTTAATATCATGCAGGACACGGAACAAGAGTATGTTGAACATCAATGGCTCATGCCTCGTATGTCCGGTGATATCCTAATTGCAGGTCTTGGTTTAGGTGTGATCCACATTCCATTGCTTGAGTCAGACGATGTGACTAGCGTAACAGTAGTTGAAAGTGAGCAAGATGTCATAGATTTGGTATGGGATAACTGTGCTAAGGATGACAGATTTACAATTGTCCATGCTGATATTCACACCTGGACTCCCGATAGAACTTGGGATGTGGGGTGGTTTGACACATGGCTCACAACAGATTACGATGAGGATGGAAACATAATAGGAATTGAAGCCTACAAGAATCTAATACAGGAAAAATATGGATCTATCGTAACAGATATAGGTGGTTGGAATTGGACAGAATAAACCTAACAGAATTGACAACTTTATGAACCAGATACATCTGAGGAAGCATAATGACCTCCGAAGAAGTGACTCTTACCCCAGAACAAGCACTACTAGCCTTACAAGAACAATCAGCAGATCGATTGGTTTTATTCAGGCTACACCAGGCTTGCACTCAAGACATCGTTAATTACATCAATCAGAGAACTGCTCAACTTTCAAGAGATCTAGCAGAAGTTGCAGAGGCTCAGAAAATAAGGGCACAAAGGCAATCTCAAGCCATTATAACGCCTCCTAAAGAGGAAACCAAGTCCAAAACTAAGTCAAAAGACGCAGATACGGATTCTGAGTGATAGTTGCTAAATAGCATTGACCGTTTAGCGACCTTTGATAGAACATGGCGAATGCACTATACAAAGGAGATTTGGCCGAAGTATCATTCGGTAAAGAAACAGGGCTACGGTGTGATGGTGCTACCTGGACACTCACTTCAAGCACCAATAGTACGAGTCTAATTACAGTAGGAACAGGAGCTTATTGGCACACAGGATCAGGAACTGATGTTGAAATCCCTGATAATATATTGGTCGGTTGTGTTGTTAAGATTACAGGAGGCACTAATTTCGCTTCTGATGATTACGCTTCAACTAGAAGAACATACTACATAACGGCAAATGACACAACTGCTGGAACAATTACCGTTCAACCCGCTTTGGCTACATCTGCAAGCCAAGCGGCAGGTTCATCAGATAGTTTAGTGATAGAGGCATACCGTTGCCCCACTTTTGATTCATCTATGAGTGATGCAACCAACAGTCAAAAAGTACGAACCGATCAATTTCTAGGATTACTAAACGAGTTTGCTCTGCCTGAGCCATCAATTGATGTTAGGCAACAACACGTTATTGGCATGGGCAGGGATGTCAATGTAATTACAAGTGGGCGTGAAACCTTAGAAGGGGGTTCAATAGAGGTAAATGCTCACAGTATGAGGTGGTTGAAGTACGCATTAGGAGGTCATACCGCAAAGAGCAACGGTTCTCTAGCCACCCTAGCAAGCGGGAGTAACACTATTTCTGAGAAATTATTCAATTTAGGCGATGATGCAACCGTAACGGGTAGAGCAGAATTACAATCGGCTTCTGGAACTGCGGGCGATTATACTGCAATAGCATCATCAGGAACTGTTCTTACGGGCTTAGATAGCCTCTCAACTACAACAGGAACTAACTTCATGATTGGTGCTAAGGTAGCATCAACAAGTAGCGATGATGTTACTCTGACTTCAAAAGCCGTCTTCAAAGTTACAAGCGGAACTGCCGCAGGTGTCCTCAAAGTGAATGATAGTGGCACTACGAAATACGCATCATACGCATCAATATCTTCCAATGATGTTCAAGGCATAGCAGACATTGATTCTGGTGCAGCTACATTGGCTCTTGCTTCTAACAAGTGTGTTGTTCTCATGCCACCACTTGCAGGTGCAGTATCCATTGGAGATACAAGAGTGGATGTGGGGGCGACAGTCCGTGCAATGTTCACGGTGGGAGATTACATTCAGATTATTGACAAAGACACACACCAGATTCCAGGTCAAGATGGAACGCCACCCACAATATTCAAGCATGAGATCAGGAGAGTAATTGCAGTTGGTGGAGATCATGTTCATGTTGAAGAACCATTTACCTTTGCTCACGCAGTTGCTTCTTGTGGTGTTGATAGATTGAGATACACATCTGATGCATCAAAAGGTAGTCCAAACATTGTAGCATCAACAAAAGAACTTCAAAATGGAGTCACACATACACTCTTCGGACACAATGTTGTACCCTCTTTCACCGTTGAGCAATCGTTTAGGAATAGCGATACTACTCCTGGTGGAGAACAACTGCTTAGATTGTATAGCGGTTGCAAGGTTGGATCTGCAAATATATCAGCAGATACTGAGGGAGAATTGAAGATTAGTTGTGAGTATCAAGCTGCAAGACACTATACTGATACAGGCGATATGTTCTCCCCGCACCGAATGTTTGACAATACTGCAAACACCGCAGCGAACAGAAAGGTTAGCGGTATAGCGGTTGATGGTGAAAAACCATATCTATTCCAAGATATAAGCATACAGATATTTGGAAGACCTGTGCTTAGAGCAACAGAGTTTAGTCTAGGACTAGCAAACACTAACACGGCTAGATGGTACATTAGAGGCTTTGAAGGTGCAACATCCGATACAGATCAGGTTCAACACGGAGCAACGCAGACTCCATTGGATATCACAGAAGGAGTGAGGGAATACACATTCTCATTCAAGGCTTTAGTTGAGGATGATAGACTATGGGATGAAGTCAGAACTCGAAGGCATCACCAGAACACAAACGACATTACATTCACAATGACCAAAGCAGGTAGTGCAACTACTCGGCAAACCGCTACTATAACTTTGGAGGATTACACCATCACAAAAGCGGATCATCAGATACCATCAGACAAGGGGCCAATATTCGCTGATGTTGAGTTGGTGGTTCGCCACATGAAGGTGACAGAAAACAATCCATATTTCATATTATGAGGGAATGCTTGAATAACCATTGAACATGAGGGAGTTATAATGAGGCTAACGGGATTCGTTTCGGTCAATGGCACAAGAGCAAGGATTGATTGGACAATCAATGGCGATGAGATAACTGATGGACCAGGGCTATCTTCAAGTGAAATAGCAGTTGAAGGTGCTTACACGCCATTAGTACAGGAAGAAGAAGAAATTGTCTATACAGATGGTTACGAAGAGATGTCTGTCACCGAATTAAAGGTCTTATTACAACAGGCGGGAGAGCCAATCTATGGAAACAAACAACAGTTGATCGATAGATTGAGGGCATGGGATGCCACCAATTCCACAACTAGCTCAGACCAGGTTGAAACCCTAGTTGAAGCAGATACCGCAACAGAGGCAAGTGCCACAGACGAAACGCCTCTAACAGAAGGAGATGAAACAGATGGCGTTGAAGGCGAATGATTTTCTAACCGTATCAAGTTCGGTTAGGCACGAGGTTGAAACAGAAAAAGGCGTTCTAGTGGTTTTCGTAAAACCACTCACTTGGATTCAGCAACAAGAAGCGATATCCAGGTTTGTTGATTTCCAAATGGTTGATGGCGAACCTGCTCCTTCAATTGATTTTGGAGGATACTATTCGTATGTTCTTACAAATTGCATAGAGAAAACCGATCCTGCAATATCCAAGAAAGACATTCTAAAATTAAGTCCTGAAGTGGGCAAGGAACTAATCAAGGTATTGCCATCACTTGAATCTTTGATGGAAGCATTCGCTGGCGGTGAGCAAGCCCCTTTGGAATAACCTACCCTGAACTCCGAAGGTTTCTCAATTCAGATGGCAGGGTAGGTCACTTCACTCCTAAACAGAGCATCATGCTCTCTTACCAGGCTATAACCTATGTATTGGGTAGTCATTTTAATTGCCCTCCACACTCTTGGGATGACCAACCACCTGAGCGTGTATATTTTCTGTATAACTTTGTTCGGGCACATCAAGAAAAGCAAGCAGAGGAGTCAAAACGGCTTGAAAAACAAAGATCTCGTTATAACGCTCAAGGAAATCAAAATAAAGGGAGGCATATACGGACAACAAGTGATAGTGCCACCCTACAAGATAGTTTCGATCTGATGAACCAGAAATTGAGGGAGCAGGATGGCTGATACAAACTTAGCGGATTGGACAAAACAAGTTTCTGCCGCAGGTATGGCTTTGGACAAAGACTTTGGCAAAGCCATGACAAAATCCTATACTAAAGTTGTAATCTTCAATAAACTTCTTGGCCCGTTTTACAATCTATGGCTCAAACTAAAAACAGGAATTGGAGCAGTTCTCGCTCCGATGAAGGGTCTGTTAGTTCCTTTAGGAATTATGGAGAAGACAGTTGATGGCATAAGAATGTCCTTTCTAGGGATGATTGGAATATTATTCACAGTAATATCCGTCTTTGCATATCTCACTTCATCTGTTGGTTCGGCAGGTGGTGGTACAGGCGAATTGATATCCGCTTTAAGCGGTTTGAAAGACATCCTCATAGGAGTCATTCAACAGATAATGGCTTTTGATTTCGGACCAGCTATTGAAATGGCGAAGTCGGTTCTTACCGAGTTTGGAACATTCTTCGTATCAGTAGTCACTTTGATGGTGGAAATAATTACTTGGTGGATATCAACATGGTTGAGTGTGGTTGAAGCAATGTACGATCACGGAGTTTTCCATGCATTGCTTGCGGTATTTATGGGCATCTGGGCAGGTATAAGTGCAATATTTGGTTCATTCCAAAAGGCGTTTGAAGATTTAGGTATAACAGGAGGTAGTGTGACATCCGGTCTAACCTCTGCATTCAACAGGTTTGGAAGTTTCTTAGTTGATAGTGGAATAGTTGATTTCATAGTGCTATTCATAGAAACTCTCGGTCTGTTGTTTGAAGTAGCAGGTGTCATATTCGGCAAATTGATTGAGTTAGTCGTTTGGCTTGCGGTGGAGATTGGCGGGGCTTTAGGAGATGCGGGTGCAGGAGGTGCTTTCATGACATTCTTAGGCTTAATAGAGTGGGTTATAACAGGCATCTTTAGTATCTTTACAGGACTTCTTTCCTGGATAAATACATTCCTAAACGATCTCCTTTACATATTCACGGCAGAGAATCCATTTGACGCATTGGCCGAAGTAGCGGGCAACAAAGTTGATTGGATAATAAATAAAATGATAGGCATTAAAGATGCAATATTTGAGTTCATAACACCTCCAATTGAGGCAGTTGGCGATGCTTTCTCTACTATGTTAGACGGAGCAGGGGATGCAATTCAATGGGCGATTGATGGAATAGTAGGTATCTTTGAAGGCTTTCTTGATACCGTACAAGAAATATTTGACATGATTCCTGACTTTGGAGATGTAATAGGAGGCGTATCTGATTTCGTAGGTTCTATTGGAGGATCTATTGGTGGTGCTCTCGGCTTCTCAAAGGGAGGAGTAGTATCAGGACCATCAAGTGGTTTTCCTGCCATATTACACGGTACTGAGGCAGTAGTGCCACTCCCCGATGGCAGGAGCATACCTGTTGCAATACAAGGAGAAGGAATGGGTGGTGGAGGCACTACAAACATAACCAACGATAACACCCTAAATGAAAACACAGTCAATATCACAGTTAGTGGTGCGAATGGCAATCCTCAAGATATTGCAAAGGCGGTTAGCAAAGAAGTTCAGCGTGTATTCAAATCACGGTCAAGATCAGGTGGATATGGGAGAGGAATCTGATGCCAAGAATACAACTCATTCGAAGAGATAGTAGCATCATGGAATTAGATGCAGACAGTATAACATTTGATTTGACCAGGATAATTACTGCTTATCCCCTTCCAATACTCAATACTCGTGTTGCACTTGATCTCAATCAAACACAGATTGGCATAACTCTTCAAGGCATATTTACAGACGATGACCAACAGACTCCAGGTGTTGGTTCAGCATTCACCATTGACACATCAATCAACGGTAGCCAATCATTAGAAGCAACTTGGTATGAATTGTTTAGTAGTTGGAATACTGTCAAAACTGAATTAGACGGAGTTGAAATTAACTTCAAGAGCATTGGTCAAATCAACGCAGGATTAGGAGAAGACATTACAATACAGTTGAAGAATGGTAGCGGTTCATCCACAGTTGCAACGAACAGTATCATCGTGGTGAATATATCTTCAACCACAAGTAGCGATAGCCTTTCCGACACAATAGCAACTGCATTAGGAAGTGCTCAAGTCAAAGTGGATACAACTACTACTAACTTCTCAGACATATTCACCACATCCCAATCATCCGGCCAACTTGAAACCCTCTCTCAAGATTCTCAGAGTGGATCAGGATTCAACGGAGAGAAAATCACTATTACAAACAAGACCGTAGGTTCTGCGGGCAACCACACAGTAACCGTATCAAAAGATAATGCAGGACAGGATTGGACAAAGCAATTCCTTGTGACAAATGCAGTAGGAGGAGTTGCAGCTACTCAACTGACTATGGAAGATAAGGTACAGGATTTGTTGAATCTATCAAATATGAGTGCAGGAGGGGCATTGATTTCGCCAAATGCATTAGGCGGTTCAGTTGTGGATATACCAGAAGGGGTTGCTTCCTTAGATGCCTCAAGATTCCTTAGAGTGGATAATGCAAATGTCGTCAAGAAGTATATCGTAGGGCTTCGTGTTCCATATGAGTCATTGGCCTCATCCACAGATGGCAACAAGGTATTGAGGCAATATCTCATACCATCAGGAATAGGAACAGACTTCTCCTCCGATCAAAATACAAAGTCTTTCGATCCAACAATAGTAGTAAATAATGAAACCATTAGGCCAAATCCATACCTGGAACAAGGTGTCGCAATACCTGTTGTTCTGACAATGTTTAGCCCATCATATAGTGCAGGTGATGGCTTTTGGTCATATGAGATGACCTTTACTGCGGTGGAGCAATTGGTGGGTATATGATATGGGCATTGTAAGATTTCATGGCAAAGCACTTCGTCTAAACGGTTTCACCGATGGGTTGGTTGTTCCTACGGGGAGAAATAGAGAATCGGGAATAGACCTTAGACCAAAGCAATTCTCAGGAACAGTCAAATCAACAAAGAGCCATGCAACTAAAGTTGGAAGAAAACATATTGATTCACAATCAAATCCATTGAACGCACTCAGAGGCTCTTTCACAATAGATGCATATATTGTTCCTGATTATGGAGGAGTGATTGTTGAGAAACCAGGATCGTTTAGATTGAAGTATGGAGAACCTTTCGCTAATGGCAAACTACTGTTTGAAGTATATACTGCCGATAGACCCTATACTCTATCCACCTCATTCAATGCTCCTGTTCATACTGTAAGCAATTCGGGAGTCTATTCATCTTCATCAAATGCCCATCGCCCTCAAGATTTGACATTCGGGCAACAAGGATTAGTTCTAGTAACTGCACAATACACTCAATCTGAAATTAAGTGTTTCATCAATGGAGATATAGTAGCCGAACTCAATCTTGGAGGGGAAGGAGGATTACTGCAAGAATCATCATCTGACATATTTATTGGAGGGAGAGGAGGAGAGTTTCGAGGTGCTATTGAGAGCATTCGTATCACTCAAGGAATTGTTGATCCAAAAATAGAACCCTTGACGAAGATGCAGAACACCTTTGGCTTGTGGAGATTTGACGATGATTATGATATTCCCGAAGTGTATTTCTTTGACCATGCAAGATCAGGAGCTACCAATCAAGGCAGAGATGGAACGGACAGACTTGATGGATTGTTGGATATACCTATGGTGGCAATAGGGCATAGTTTCAGCACCACTCACTTCAAGATTAGAGATTACCCTGCAAATCCAGGGGGAGTTACTGACAGGTATTCTGCTTTAGAGAAACTAGCATCTCTGACTCAAGGCATACCTTTGGAAGAGGTGAAAGACCAATCCTGGTATTCTTCAACTCTTGACTTAACAGACCAAGCGTATTTCTCAAGTGTGAAATCAACGGTGCTTAATGCGGTAATCAATCAAGCAGGAACAAGCCCCTCCACAGGCGTTATAACGCCCCCAGATTCGCAGAATGTGAGGTTTTCAGATAATTCTGTACTCTCCACTTCAAGCACATCAACCCTTAATCCATCTATCAATCGTATAGAACGAATTAGAATAACCGGAATTGATTTTGCTAATAGTCGTCTAAATTGTACATCTGTACATTTGGCTAACGATGCGGCAAATGGAACGGTGGATAATCTGCCAACGACACAAGGACATATATTTGCACATACAGACAACACCCCTGTTTATTTTACAATTGGAAGGGCAGACTTATTCATTGATCCAGGCAACAAAGAAGTTTCTGATTCAGTCACAGGACAAAGAAAGAGAAAGAGAGATACATTCACTCTAGCACATTATACACAGGGTCAAAGATTTGAAGACAGTTCTGGATTTTCAAATGATGCATTCTTTTTCTCAACCAAAAGTCGTAGCACAGATTCAACGGATGCTGACACATTGTATGCTCCAAGCGAAACATACGGTGGCATGGGGGCGGTAACTGCATACAACTTGATTGAAGGAGATTTCTTTTTGAAAATGCTACCCATACCCGATGAACAAGTGGTAAAACAAACGGTGCAGGGGATCGCAAACACCTTTGATTATGTTAATGAGGATGTAAATATCCATACTCTTATCACAGAGAATGAAAGAGTAAAAGTCACAGAATCGGTATTTCATGGAGAGATATCAAAGGTAATCAACAAAGCATCAACAATCGGTGCAACTGATTCGGGCAGTAGTAGCTCAAACGTATTCAATCGAATAGTGACTGAGGCGGGCGTTGGTTTCTATGACAATTCACTCAGTCAGAATGTGTATGCCTCAACAAGGGATGAGATAGTCGCTATTGCAGTTAGCAATGTAAAACCATTCATGTTGAAAGGTTTGGATACAGACCATACTGCTGATTTCGTAAATGGCTCGCCAACAAATGATAATTACATTAGACACCTAACTCCCGAAGACACTAGCAGAATTGCCATAATTGACTCCCCTTCTGTATTGATTAGTGCAGGTGGTCCGAGGCAGGTTCAAGTTCATTACAATGCGATAGACTTGACAGGAGAAGTGGTCGCAGGTACAAGCCTAGCAACGGCAGATGTTAGCACTAAGTTCCAACCTGATCATGCTACGGGAAATGCGGCCTATCTAGTCGTGTCTAAGACCGTTCCTTGTGGTAGTGCCGTCTTTGGTGGCCGAACACTCTCAGATTGGCTTAGACGGCCTTATTCGGGCAATCAGACAGATGCCTCTGCTATAACTCTCACAGTAACTGCACCTGGAGGTCTTGTGAGCCTTCCTACAAGCAGTTTCAACGATAAACCTGCATCACACACCCTGTCATCCAATCCAACAGGTGACATCACTCCTTCTCCCTTCATCAATATTGAGGACACAGTATATGGTTTAGGCACAGGAATAGGAGGATATTCCATACCAAAGGCGATACCAAGCACAAACACTCCTGATGATACAAGCAACTCTGATTACCACATCATGCACATAGTAGGAGGGGGTGGCAGTAATAGGAAGACGCATACTGATGACAAAGTTACTCCCTCATCATTTAGACGATCCAATCTTTCATTTATGGATGTCATTGACAATGAGCTGACGGGGAATGCCAACTTCGTTTTAGTTCATCCAGCAAAGAGAACAAGTTTTGCTATGCTTGATGATGTGTCGCATTCTTCAAACTCCCCTCTTGATGTTCTCCAAGCAACTGTTGAGAAAGTATTGATGAGAGGCAGGGTCGAAGAGATAACTCCTCAATTAGGCGGTGAAGATGAATCAAAGGTATCTATCAAAGGCCGTTCTCTTTTGATGGATATCATAGACCATCGCTCTACAAGGGATTTTAATTTAGGTCAAGGAACACCTGTGAAAGAGATTGGCGATCTTGGAACTCCCACAGTTACAATGACTTTGGGAGGCTTGGGTCAAGGAGGAGTGGATATCCAACCCGTCTTTGCGGAGCATCCTTTCATGCCTGGTTGGAAGGACAAGATTGTAGGATCAGGAAATGCGTCTGTCCGTAATGATAAGCAGACTTCAACTTACTACGCATCCACTAGAGCCTTGACTGAATTGCCATTATTCCCTTCTATGTTCTATGATGTGGATAGTTTGTTGGCTTCTGATAACGATGCGAGAACGCCAATACCATCAGACAAATCATTCAAGATGAGTATTGATTGTACAATGGCGATAAACCGACCAGAGATGAGAGAGAACGAATCTAGGTTTGCGGTTGATTGGGGGCAACATAGCCCCATAGCATCCCTTGAGGTTACAGACCAACTGTATGATTGGCTAGCTGCGTCTAGGACACTCATAAGGTGTCAAAGACCATCCGTTCAAGCAGTAGTCACTTCGTACAGTAGTGGTACATTGAATGTGGATGATGCCTCTGCATTCTTGAATAGCACAGGAGAAAGAGGGCTTCAAGCCAATTGTGCTACCAACTTCTATGTCACAATAGGAGAAGGTGTCTTGAATAGTGGATATGGTATTGTCGCCAAAGCCGCATACAACAACGGAACTTCTCTGACCATCACAACTTCTGAAACCTGGAATCCACTTGATACATCAAGCAATGAAAGTAGCAATCTAGGAAACATAGATGCAGGTATGACTGTAACGCTTGGCGGATTCATAGTGGTGGATACCAATACTACCGTTGCCAATGACTCTTCTCCGATCATATTGTCAGTAGTGGATATACCAGGAATAATTTCGGGTGAAACGCCTTTAGGACTATCAGATCGAATACTTGTAGCCGAAGCATTGGGGGAGTCTGTAAAGGCTATCATAGGATTGAATGCAGATGCAGTTCATGCAGATCCGAATAATAGTGCGAGAATACTAATCCTAGACGGACCGAACATGGAGGCTTTTGAGTGGGATGTACAATCGGCACACGAGTCGGCAAATGACAGGCAATCCTTGCATCCCATACTCTGTCAGACAAGTTATCTTTCATTGAAGGGAAAGAAATCCGATGGTTCTGCACTAGAATATGTTAGGCCGTTGGATATTGATTTCAACTCAATAGCAAATACCACCTCTGATTTCAATGTCTGTGTAGAGGAGGTCATAAGGAGAATCAACATGGCTGGTCATCCTCAAGCGAAGAATAGTACAGGAGGTAGTGCCTTTGACCCTCCTGCGATATTCCCTGTATCTGCAACTGACACGAATACAGGAACGCACATGGGTTATGTCCGAGCATTCGTAGGAACTGCTACTGAAAGCAGAGATGGTGAATCGGGAATCTCAATAGTGATCCATAGCACAATCCCTGGTGCATCGGGGCGTAATTTCAATGTTAGACTTAGCAATAGAACACCATATGCCTACAAGCCCGCACAGGTAGTAGGATACGGTGCTCCTATAACCACTAACAGTAGGTTGTATCAGACCAACTCATTCGCAGCTCCTATGCCAATCGGTGCAGACGGAGAAACATTTGTTCCAATTAGTACATTCAAAGGAGCTGTTGCGGGCAGTACCCTTGATTCTGCTAATAATTTGAGGTCTTATAACGGACTAGGCGGATCATTTACGGTTACGACAGTATCAAGCCCTACCGCAGAAACATTGCTTGGTGCAAGTGCAACTGCTCCAGATATGACATCTCCTACCCTGTCAGCATTTAACCCCTCAAGTGATACAGACATAAATCACCTTGCAGTTAGCATCACGGCAACTGATTACCTCAAGCGTATTACAAAGACTCCTGGTCCATTGATGCAGGGTGTGCTTAGAGTCAAGGGTGCATTAGCATCGTTTCAAGGAATAGACCAACAGAGAACTACCTTATCGTCAGATGTAGTGACTAATGCTTTTATGATTAGGAGTATAGTGCCATATGGTAGTCTTACTGATTTCATTGAGTTGTTCTATGATTCGGATGGTAACGCAATAGACGGAATAGAAGTTGAATTGTTATATCCTGGCACAGAAGAGGAGGGCATTGTGTATTTTGGAGGAGGACACACAGGAGTCACCTTTGACATAAGCGATGGAACATCAAATGATTATAGCGATGATTTCCTTCATCACTATTCCAAAGGGCCAACAGGGTTCTCCGGCTTTCAAAACCTACATGAGGTAAGCACGGCTTCTGCGGTATTGGACTTCACAGATATAACGAACAACGACACCATCAATGAGGATACATTGCAAGGAATACATCATCGTTTGAAGGAGGAAGGCAATTCTCTCAAAAGATGTCTTCTGTATGCTAGATTGGATCAGGAGGTTGGTTATGCCAACGCATCATACAATCAAGGACAGGATCTGACGGAAGCGATTTATGCCTCTCCTCTAAGAGTATCAAGAGGGAAGGCCGCAACGACTGTGCAAAGTAATTACTCAAGTGGAAGCACACTCAATGTTGTTGATGCTACTGACTTTGAATCAAGTGGCACGAACAATGCAATTGCAGGTGGAGATTTCTTCACATACACAGGAAAGAGTACAGGCGGTAGTCCTCACACTTTGACGGGTGTAAGTGGATTAGCGGCAGTTGATGCAGGTGTTGAGGTGGCATCAATAAAAACAGGTGCTCACGCAACAATGGATGTGCAGAATGGTCCTGCTTACTCAGTTGATACTACATCTAAAGGGCTTGACTTTCATGGTTTGCAAACTGTGGCAACCCACTATTGGACAGGCTCTGCCGTGAATAAAGAGTACGGGCCGATGGGAGATTTTGATTGCACAGGAGATTACACAATAAGCGTCTGGTTCAAACCGAACTTTGGTTCTAACTTTGGCAATGCGAATGTGGAAGCGGCATCCGGTCCGTTGATCACAGGTCGTGATGCCGCCGGAAGGTATTGGGGATTGTACCTAGCAGGGCAAAACTCGGTGACGGGAGATGGTACAGGAAATAATTACCAACAGGCTTGCTTCTTCTTCCTTTTCCATGATGGCTCAAACATAAGGTCGGTGACAAATGCAGCTCAAGCAGACGGAGTTAGAATCCATAGGGGCAAATGGCATAACCTCACGATGTCTAAATCAGGAACGAATGTGACTTTCAGACTTAGTGGTGAAGAGTTCTATGTAGGCAGTACGCAGAAGATAGACACCACTCACACATTCACATCATCGTCAGTAAATACATTAGTAGGTGGCACAGGCACACCAATCCAGGGGAAACTGCCTAAGTATCTCGGAGATCTAACACAGACAGGTATGTGTTTCATTGGCTTATCTGCGGCAGGTGCTATTGACCAAGCACCAACGGCCACCAACGGTCCGATGTCAATCTATACAATCAATGGCTCAACATACAACATGGCCTGTGGTTGCACGGATGGAGCAACTGCATACACCACAACTAACACGAACAATGACCAGATTTGGGCATGGAACATGACGATGGGTGAGATTGGAGTCTTTGATTATGTATTCAGTTTGGCAGATGTCCAAGAGATGTTTGCAGCGAGGGCGGTGTGGTAATGACTCGTTATACGAAGCAGATATACCCTGCTAAGGTAGTTCCAATGGGTGAAGACGCATCAAGCACGGTAGGTTATCCTGCAAGTGGATTCTTTGCTATGCACATCACATACCCCGATACTGAATACGGTGATGCCGTAACCGATTGGGAGTATGGAACGAACACAGGCGACCAATGGGGGCAGGGTTTGACTGTAATCATAAGAACACCATTAGCAACCGCATCTGCTCCGTCTGAGGCTAAGAACGTCATCATAGTGGATCTCAAACAAGCCGCAACAGATGATACCAATAGCAAGACCTACAATCTAGGAACAGAGGAAGCGACTAGACTCATAGCGGCCAAAATAAATAGCAGAAGGGTCAAGCAAATCGGAGAGCATAGCAAGACTCGTTATCTTCGAGCAAGGTATGTTAGGATGTCGGGAAGGCCGGAATACACGGGAACGGCTACTTTGGCAAAGGCAGCTCAAACTCTGAGGGTTGCGTTGAATGGTACTTTCAAAAATGGATACCCTTCTGATTTACCTCAGTCAGGAACAATATCTTACACGGATGGGGATCACACAGGTCTTTCCTTATCATACACCGCCATTAACACATTTAGATACGGCCCAAAAAGATTGAATGGACTACCCGTTACTTCTGAGTCCTTTGTTGATTTCACAATAAGTGGAGGAACGCTAGAATCTCAAATAAGTCAAGTGAATACAGGTTCTTATCCCGAAGAATTGAATGCTTCAACTGCAACGGTTACTATTCCTGCTGAACCTGCAAAACATACCGTTGTTCTCACATGGGAGGCTACAACACCTAACTCAGCAGGTGGATATTGGGCGGCGGCAAATGCAGGACCTGTAATTCAAGGCTTAGGAGCATCAGTACCTACTTGGTATCTAACTGCAAAACCGATGGATGGAGGCAACATGGGTATCCCTGCTCCTAATTACGACTCAAGAGGTTCAACTGCGGTGGCTCACAGTTCCGGTCATGGTTATGTTCGTTTTAGTATAGAAGGACTCAATTCTTGCAACCTTCCAGAGATACCTCCACCCGATTATGCGGTGACAAAACCATCGCTTGCCCATATTACCAAAGTTGATTCAGATACTACGGGATCAAGCAACATAAAATTAGCAGAAATGGAATATGGTACTGACTTTCCTGCCACATCGGGAGATATGTTCCACCTAAGTAACGGATATAGGGCAACGGCAACAAGCAATTCCAATAATATGCTCTCCGATTCTCGTGACAATTTGACTAACATCACATATGTTGGCAATTTTGAAACTGCTGGAATTGATGGAGATGATAGTGTAAATGTGCCTCGCCCCATATTCTCATCAAAGACGATTAACTCAACAAGAGTCACAGGACTTCAAATCAGTAATGAAGAAAAAGTGTTTGAAGATATTATCACAACAGACGACCAGGGTAACAGGCTGACTCTTTTCGGTAAATCGCCATTGGGAGTTGTAATCAAAGACTACTCAATACAGAATACCCGAATAGATCCAACAACGGGAGAAGAGATTACAGGACCATCCACAACGGATGGAAGATTGACTCCAAATATGCAGATTCAACTTCCTGATCCATCAGAGATACCTGGAGAGGTATTTGTTAGAAGTAGCCATGACCGCATTCAAGCCTACTCAAACATGACTTGGGGGTTGGGAGGGCTAACTGCTCCTGATCCTCGCAAACCAGGCGTTGCAGAAGCGTCAGGAGGTGCATCTCAGTTTGATACTCACGACAGGATGTTAATTTTCCATGTACAGAGGCTTCTGCATCCCGATATGGCCACGAAACAGGGTCTAACCCCCCACACTACTGCTGGTGCAGTTCCAAGCGGTACAACACGCTTATTTGCAGCTCACAGAATTACTGACCACGCAGAGCGAGGTTCTGTGCTTACTCAAACTAACAACGGCACATCCACAGGATACCCGTTTCCACACCATAGAATACGCTTTGCAAGGCAAGGACACTCTTTCGTGACTCCTATGACCCAGAGGGGTACTCCTGCCTCTATGAGGCGACAATTGCACCGTTCTCACGGTTCTTCCTATTCTTTGTTGTTTGAGGCAGAAACAGAACACAAGCATCATGGCTTTGGTTCTGCTAGATCCACTAATTCTTCAACTGTCTTTGAATTGGACACATTAGAAGTCAAAGATGAAAGTGGATATCGAGCAAATGGCTCATTTTCCTCAGACGGTATCCCAATGAGTGAATTAAGCGGATTTAGGCTACCAGATGTGAAAGCAGTTTATTCTGGTGTGACTCCGAGAACGGACATTGACTACCTCGTAGCCCCTGGACAGGAACAAACTGCAACGATAGGAGCAGGTCATCTCGTCAGAAGGGCATCTCCAAGCCGTACAACTAGCACTAATTCGGGTGCAACTAGGCTCACTTTTGCCAATGCTTTGAGTGGGGGAAGCCGATATAACACGAGTTCTGAAATCATAACGAATGGATTTATGATTGGCGACTATTCACTCTCAGGAGGTCGCCCAATCGCCCCTGTAATTGATGTTGGATCGTCTGCTTACTTCATGATTGGACTTGAAGAAGGGGTCGCAGTACCCCGTTCTGGTACTGAATTGGCTACTGTGCCTCCTCTCTTGTGCCACGACCCCGAATATCTCAATCTAGCTGCCCTTACACCAGGAGGTAGTGGTGGTATAACGGCTACAAACGGTGACTTTGCACTACTAGACAAGGCCAACACAGGTACAGGGTGCGTTCCAGACGCATTCCTATGTCATTGGTTGGCTGAGTATAGCCATCCTGCCATCCTCGGAACGAGTCGAGAACACTACATGACCTTCCGATACAGAGAAGCAGGTGGTCCGAGATCACTAAACTACCCACCCACTAGAGGATTGTACCTACGCAATCACTCTAACCCAACCACTACTGCACAAGCAGAGAATGCATTACCCTTTGAAAGAATATATGTCACACAATGGTTACAGAACTATGGATACAACGGATTGAATGCGGGAGGGCATGGGAATATAGTCGGACTCAAGTCTGCCAACTCTGTTCTTATGGGTCATACTACTGTGAGAGAGGCACATGGTACTCTCCGATTACCAAAAGAGTTTGAGAATATACGACATACTAGAGGAGAAGGTATAGGCGATGGGTTGAATCCAGAAAGAACAGGAGTGACCATATCTTATGATACCGATACAGATGGCGTGTCCTTCACAAAATATGTGTCCATATTAGATAGTATGGTCGCATATGATTTGAGCAGAAGGTTGCCCGTTAGAGCATGGGGCTTTAGAACAAGTTCTGATGCTTTGGATATGCTCGCAGGTGATCCAAATGAGAATCAATCTGCTAATCAACCAATATATGGGAAAGGCCGATTTGATGGCGGTATCCACGACTCCATGAATAAACTACCCAATGCCACAACATATGGCGATTCATGGGTATTCCCCTCAGACTACAATGGTGTTGAGAGGACAATGCCAATCGGAGCAATCCTAACTGCACATACGGCAGAGGCCACTCCTTTCACAAGCGTTGTTCGAAGAAGCAACTCAAAACCACTCGCATCAGAGCAACCTATTGGATTCGGTTTGACACTTGGAATGGAATCAGCAGGTCTTGTTGATCCTACTGCTTTGCCCGCAGGTAATTGGGAATCTAAATTAGACCCAAATAACACAAACTCCAATCTACCGTTGAAAGCCGTACCTATGAATAAGGGTTCAGACCCGTTTGTTGATTTGGTTCAATATACAGGGTCAAACACATATAGTCAATCCAATTCACCCTCTGCCGTTAGTTCCACACAGTTTGGAGTGAGTGGCGGATTCCATCACCTTAGAGGAAATGCCCTTCATACAAACGCATCTGCAATAGATCACTCAAACACATCTTATGTTCATTATCCCACCACAGGTTGGGGATTAGCAACTCATTCAAATGCCACAATCAACAGTCTTACTCCCATTCCTCTGTCCGAGATAAGTGATCATAGGCAAGTCCAGGCGAGAACCGAGCCAAGATTAGGATTCGTTATTGAAACAGAAAGTGAAAGAATAGACAATAAGAGCATTCAATATTCAGTCCTATCAACCAAAGCGGCATCGTTACATAGCGATCTGATTGTAGGGCAACACTTCCCCGTATTGCCTTCCTGGTCAGTCAATACTAGATTTACAACGGAGAACATGACGCTTGATCCAAGTAGTGCAGATTCTCAAACCATATCCAATCCATACACCTTGCCAACATGGAGTCCTGATTCAAAGGATGATAAAGGAGATGGAGGAGCTGCCGTATCTGCTCTTTCAATATCTAATGCAGGAACGGGATATACATATCCAAGTGGCACATTGGGCTTTTCAGGAGGCGGAGGAGGTACAGGATTCTCCGGTACATACACCACAACCACAAGTGTAGCAAGTGCGAGTGTAAGTGGTGGTGCTCAACAATATACAGGAACAACAACTGCATCATATACGGTAACGATTGCAGGTAATGCAACAGGAACATACACTCTCTCCGCAGATGGAAAACCATTGTCTGCACTTACGATAGGGGGAACTAACAACAACTACGGCACAGGATCAGGGGATACGATAGCACTAACCATAGCCTCACCACAGGCATCTCACAACAATAGCGATGCCGCCACAGGAGTTGCTTATCGCTCAAAGAATGCCACTATGGATACTCCTGCACAAGTAAGAACCAATGCCGTTAATGCCACATTTAATTGGACTACCGTACCAGGAGATGTAACTGTAAATCCTACCACTACTCTATCGGGAGTGAATGCCACTACCGATTCCAATGGATTCATTACAAGTTATGGTACTGTAACACAAGGAGTCGGTTACACATCCGAGGATAGCCCCACCTTTCAACTCCTTCAACAGACTAACGGCAATCCAATTACAATGAACTCAAGTCAAGATCAAACAAATGCCAATAACGATATCATATTGACTAACAATGGTAGTCTTGCATATGCGGTAATAACTAATGATGGCGATGGATATACGAGTGTTCCATCAGTAACTGTTGCAAGCGGTAACGCTACGGTAACTGCTACCATCAATACAGGTCATGCCACTACGAGAAGCCTAACTGCGGTTACTATTACAAGTGGAGGTAGTGGCTATACCTCTGTTCCTGCCATCACTATACCAACTACTCATTTATCAGGAGGCGGAAGTGCAGGTACTGCTACTGCGGTTCTCAATACTACGGGTCCTGTGGCATCGGTTAGCATAAGTGCTGGTGGTTCAGGATATACAACCGCCCCAACCATAACTTTGAGTGGAAGCGGTTCAAGTGCAGTAATACTTGCAACAGTAACCCTGCCGACCAATCCTCCTGTCATAAACGCTCAGAAGACCCATGCTAAGGACATCTGGTCAGTCAGAGGTTCAGCAGACCTACCTGCATGGGGAGGCACATACATTCTTCGAAAGACATACCTAAACAGAACGGAGGAGGGGAGTCTTACTACTGATGTATTTGGAACAGAAGGAAATGCTACGACATCCAATCAAAAGAGAAGGTCAATTGATTATTTCGTAAGACCTGTGAGGCCATTGAAACTGTATGGCTTCGCATCAGATCTATTACAGGATGGATGGGTGTTAGGAGCAAGGTCGTCATTAGGAGATTCTGACACAGAGTATCAGCCATTCACTCGTGACAACAGGTATGGTGTGTTTGAGTCTGACATGGAACAAACGCTTGGCACTCTTGAGTTCATCAGCACGGCAGAGGGAGTCTTTGAGATGACTTGGCCTGATGCCAATGAATTAGATTCGGTATTCCATCTGTTGCCAAGCACATCTATGTTGCAATTCTTCAAATCAGATGCAGTAAGGAAAACAGTAGATGGAGAGTTCAACCCAGAAATTGAAGCTAGATATTCTCAAACGACTCATCCAGGAGGAGGAGAGAGCCTACATCAATCAGAAACACGATACAGGGCAGAAGGTACAGGAATATCGGGTGACTTCGTAAAGCAAACAACTCCTGATGGAGTGACGCACACTCACATGGATACTGCAATGAGGCTATATCCTCAGTTCAAAGTAACAAAGCACGTTAGCACTAATGTATATTTGGAAGACGGCTCTTTGCTTCCTGCATCCGGTACTATGTTTGTTGTAGGCAAAGGAAAGATCACATACACAGGCAAAACAAAGAACAAACTAACAGGAGTCACCAATAGCACAGGCATAGGAGATTTGGAAGGTCAGATACTTCGTTATACGACAGAGGGTAGCCCGTCTGCATTATCAGATATGCGTTCCTTAACTCTCCCTCATCTAATATCTCCCACATACATAGACAACACCGTAGTTCTTGCTAAACAGGTATCTTCTCTATGGAATAGATATGATGCGACTAACGATAAGGTGAAACAAACCACGCTATCATTCAGAGGATTGCTAGAGTATGACCCTGGTGATTTCATGATGATTAACCAACGCCCGATATTGATTGAGAACGGAAAGACAACTGCTCAGATCAAAACATCTTCATCTTCAATCAATGCTATTCGGTTTGATGGAAAAGAAATATCTTCATCATACTTCCCACCATATGTATATGATTCCAAAGGATTCGTGTTGAGGGTTGCAGGAGTTGAAACAGATGAGTTATCCACATTCCTACAATTTAGGAACATAGAAGCAGATAGTCTAGCAGATGCAGGACTCACGCAAGGACACATACTAATGGGTCAATTGGGATTCGTTGGAATAAGGACAAGCGATGCAGCTATGAATCTATTGAATGATGCAGGTTCAGAGTTGGCAGGATTCAATGTAACGCCAACAAAATCACTTCTCGGTAAGGATAGAGAAGTATCATCCACATTGGATGCACATCCATCGCTTCGCCTAATTACCGATCACTCAAATGTATATACTGCCCGTAAGACAAGAGGTCTAAACATCATGGAGATAATTAGGAATCTAACTCAGATTGATGGAAAGCAACTTGTGAATGAAAGCAATGGTGCTTTGGTCTATGCTTCGGACAGTTTCAATAGCAGAGGAAATGTTCTAGGATTAGGAAGTGCAATCCGATCAGTAAGCGTGAGCAAGATGTTGGACTCTCCTAATGAGATAGTCGTAGTTGGCGATGGATTGGCTAACAACGAGAGAGTCTTTGTTGTTGTCAAGGACTTAGAGAGAATGAAGAATGAGGCGAGCAAAGGTGCGAAGTCAAACATGGTCAGAACACTACGCCAAGACATTCCAGGACTCAAGACTAACAAAGAAGCATTGCGTTTGGCAAAGGCCATTCTAGCCCGTGCAGAAAATGGTGCTCCTCTAGTCACATTAGAAGGTGCATTCAAAGCCTCAACTATTCAACCAGGAGAGATAATCAAACTCGATCTGCCAACGCATGGCCTAAGAGGTGACTTTGCAGTATTCGAGGCAATGCACAACTATGGAACTATGATGAGCAATTTCATAGTCGCACAGTATGATAAGGGAATTGAAGGCATACTATCAGACCTACAAGCGGTTTCTGGTAACTCATCTCCCCTGGATCAAGCTGCGGGAACAGTAGTTGATGTGGCAGAGATATCCATGTCAAGTGGCATCAACATAGTAGCAGTTCACAAAGTATTTGTTCGCAATGTAAGCAACACCGGATTTATTATCGGGGCGAAACACACTAATGGAATGGGGAAAATAGGGGTTCGTGATGGGAATAAGCGGAGTCGGCCAATTGGTGCGAGCAAGAGTCTGTACTACGAGGTGAAATAATGATTTTTGAAAAGGCTTGGGATCTCGTTAAAGATGTTGATTTCAAGTTGCCAAAAGCAACAGATGGACCACCTACATATACAGACAAGGATGCCCAACTAGCATTTCGTGGCTCAAGGATTCCTCATTGGTACAATTACCTTCACCCGTTTAGTAATGACCCAATGATTAACCCACGAACAGGAGATAGATTCGGAGTTGATTCGGAAAGAGGTTACGAAACATCAAACTACCGAGGAATGGGTGGCCCAAAGGAGGATTTTTACAATGACGAGTTTCAATCTTCGGTTGAGTATGATCCTTTAACGGGCGAATATATTCCAACAATGAGGGCATTGATGGATGCAGCCAAGTTCAAGAAAGATGTAAAAGAAGGAAAAATCATAGTTCCTCCTAAAATGGATTACGACATAGGTGACTTTACAGATTCACAACGAGATTTCACAGAGTCATTTTTCCTGCAACCTGCATCAGGAAAGACTGAGTTGTTAGACGAAATAGAAAGAGCAAGTTTAGTTAGAGCTATAATGAATGCGGGAATCACAGATAAAGAAATTATGGAAACCGCTTTAGATGAAATAGCTCATGCTCAAATGAGAGGTGAATACAACTCAAGAACACCGTTCCAAACAACCATAGATGGGGCGTATAGGACTAATAGATTAGGTGGCGATGATTTGGATGTTGATCCAGACCTTTGGGATAGACAAGGATGGGAGGAAGATGCTTAATGCCTGTCCTTGACTCACTCAAATCTGCATTGACCGATCACTTATCCACATTGGTTACTCGCATGACTCTTGGATCTAGCGGAGGAGATGCATCAAGCAGAGATGGTGGTGCAGGTACTCCTCAAATCACAGTCACACCACAAGTCACTAAGATAGATGACAGAACCATAGCCATAACTGCTAACTTTGATACTCAGCAAACCTCATCCCAGGCTATCAAGGAAGTAGCGTTACATGGGGATACTGCCTTAGACACACCTGCTTATCGGGCAACATTCTTACCCATTGATAAGGGCAGCACAAACGAAATCAGAGTTGATGTATTGATGGAGGTGCGTTGATGGCAGGACTAGGACAAGGACATGAAACCGCCTTTCAATCATATCAGACTGACGGCTTGAGAGATACAGATGTGCTTGCAAGCCCCACTCTAACCAACTTCAATGAGAGAGGATTGTTGAATGGCGTAGTGCCAATCATCAGCAATGATTACGATTCTGGTAGTCGTAATAACTCAACATCTGGAAACTGTGCTTGTTCCACATCCGGCTCTCAATCAATTGTCATAGCGGCAGGTACAGTATGTGTTGATGGACAGTTCTATTCCATCACTACGGCTACACTCAATGCCGCAACTGTAACTGCACAGTATGCAACTCACAACTCAAGCACCGCACCCACATTGTCTGCGAATCAAGAACGCATACTGTTAGTTTATTTCGATCCTGCAATCACCAACAATATCGGATTCATATATGGAAATGCCATTGATACATCATCCGGTGCATATCCTCAAAGTCCATCTGCACACTTAGCAAATCAAACAATAGTGTTGGCATCAGCTCGCTTGCATTACAACAATAGCCAAGTTGAGATTGCATCTCTTGAAGACAAGAGAGTGTTTGTTCGCCCTGGTCCGTACCCTGTATCTTCGCTGATTGATGGGTCTGCCGCAGCCATGCCCGCCAACAATATGCTCTCCGGCAATAATGCTAATCTTCCAATAACTGATCTCGGATTCATATTCGCCCGTGATCCCGAAGGGCTTGGCTCATACGCAGACGGCAGAGGTGCTACACACCTATTCTACCAATCCGATCTTAGAATCAATCAATCGGGCATGGGTGGTGCATACCAGATTACTCCTACTCACAGGCAATCAATCAAGACCGACACATACACAGGTTCTCAGAAGACCATCACCTTAGCATACAGTCCATTAGAATCTCAAGACGAAGCGACAACGAAACTCATTAGCGTTCAGATGTACAAGTCTGGAACTCCTAGACACATAGCCACCCTCGTACAGGGTTCGGATTATACCGTTTCAAACAATGAAGTAACAATCAATGCTAGTCTTGGTTACACAGGAACACCAACTCATGTTCAGATAACATATACTCATGCAGGTCATACAGGAGATGTATCCCCGTGAAGCATTACCAGGATAAGATTAGTCAAGACTGTCCTCATTGCCATACTCGTGTTCTCGCCATTCGAATCAATGGTTTCTATGCAGGTTCAAGAGATAGGGTCTTCCTGTGGGAGTGTCCTGTTTGTCACGAGGTATGGAAGAAACTCAAGCCTAGATTGAAGGTGGCATCATGAGTATATTTGAGATTGCTTGGACATTGGCTAAGGATGAAAAGGCCGAGGAGAAAGGCAAGTTCCAGGGCTATTCAAAGAATACTGTAAGTGGCAGGTCTGAGAGGGCAAGCAAGGCTAGAGCATGGAATCAGAGTCGCAAGGTCAAGCGTGGCAGGACTCGTAAGCGATATGCTAGGAACAAGACTAGAGGCAATGTCCGACCTAAGATGAGAAGACAACTCGGTGCGGGCGGTAGTCGTATGGAAACTAAGAGATGATTACTCCTTCCACCATTCCTCCGCCATTTTTCTTGAAGGGTGATTCTGAGAGGTTCTTTCTTCAATATGTTTGATTATCTTCTGAATCTTCTCCTTCACTTCTCCTTCAATGGATTCACCCGATAATGACTTCTTTAGCCCCTGACTGAGTATTAGAATCTCAAACTCTTGAAGAACACAAATCCGATTTAACTCGTCAGCTACATTTACCATTTACTTATCCTCCTCAACTATTAGTTTCTCTTTGTGCTCCTTTACGGCTTTATCCAATTCTTCGGGATCAGGCACGAATCTGTAATTTGTCATATCTCTAACGAAATCACATTGAACGGTTGCAGCTCTTTCCGTTCTCCTGTCAATTATTCTAAGTTCTTCTCTGACTACCATACTGCAATATAATTGTGCGATCAACTCAACTTCTGCCGCTAATGTCTTCAGCACATTTCTCTCCATTCCTCTTTGCCATTCTGCTAACAGTTCAATCGGTTTCAACAAGAATGAAAGATGAGGTATGGCAGTTTGTTTTGTTCTGTTGATTGATGCTAATGTTCTGATGTCGTATCTTCTACCATATGATTCACCATGATGCTCCATAGAAGCGTCTGCAACCATTTCTCTCAAATCAACCTGGCCAACAGTATTGGGTATCTCATATTCGTTATGAAGGAGGGGTGCATCAAATGTCCTTGAACCATAACTGACCAATGTATAGGGTGCGTTGTTATCTGTAAATCTATTATCAATCCAATCTTGTAGTTGTCCGATATCCCTTGTTTGAGTCTTCTTATCCTTTACAAGAACCGAATGGACAACATCGGTGAAGACAGTCATAACCACCCCATCATAGAATACTACACCATCCAGGCTGAACTCTCTCGGCTCGATCCAACCCAATGGAAGATCACTCGCATCAGTTGAAGAGAACACTTTGTATGCCACTATGCCATACTGTTGCATCCAACTGCCTAATCCTTCCATAGTTATACATCCAATGCTATGTATGCGTTTCTTCCCTCTGCAATTCTTGTAGCAACACCTGATTTCAATATGTTGTCCAACCTTCTCCTTGCCGTCTTTGGACTAACGCCATGTAATTGGGAATACACCTTTTCTAAATCAGACTTTCTTACGACCTCTCTCTGTGTCCTGTCATGAACACTTCTGTTGCACTTGTTATATGCCTCTCTCCATCCACGCAATTCAGCAGCTCTTTTCTTCCCAGACTTGAGGTCTTGCTTCTGCTCTAGCCATATGATTAGATTGCTAAAATTGTCGTAAATCATCTCACTAGCCATCTGTATATGCTCGGCAGTAATTACTGATGATCTCATAGTAGCAGCAATTAGATTGCCAAAAATCATAGTGTAATTCTCTATGTTCGGAATGAAGCCTATGGCAACAGACCTTATGTTTTCATCCTGTATTGAATGAACTAAGGAGTAGTAATCATCAACTGCATTCAGTAAAGCAGGTAGATAATTAGGACCAGGAGTGAATATGTCATATGCGTGTTCTTGAGATGTAATCTCTCTTTCTTCATCTGATAAGTTATCCCATTCTTCTTCGGTTAGCCCTGCTGAGTCAAGCAACCTCTGCTTGACCTCTGTTCGTATCGCATCAATCTCCCCTGCTATGTCTTCGTAAGACCATATCCTTGATGGAACAGGCTGATAGGCACCAGATACTCTATGCTCACTCGTTGTCTGCCTGGTTTCGGGAGTGACATCGTTTTGGAAAAGATATACTCTCTGAAAGAATCCTTTGTCAAGAACATGAGCCATGATATCTTTTGGAGGGAATGTCGTAGCCCACAACGATATTCCCGATGGAGTATGAACCGAAGCACCCTTCAAGTGATTGACTAGCACATTTGTTTCTGAACCAATCGGGGCCATAGATTGTTGGAGAAATAGAATCTTGTCAGAGAAGTAAGCCTTCTTGTCGTTGAGCAATATACTTGCCTCGTCAAAGAGAAGGGTCTTGTATCCATTCAATAGACCTGGAATAATCTTGTTCTCCACCTCTCCTGTCGGCTTGCCCTTGTCATTCAACTTCTGGATCGTTTCGACAGATCCAATCAATCTGCTATCTGAACCCGCACTAAACTTCTCCGTGTCAATCTCTAGTAGTTTTAGAATCTTAGACATGAACTCGTAAGCAATTGACTTCCCTGATCTAGCAGGTTGTATCCAAAAGACATGAAGTCTGCAATCAATGAAAGAACCATGAATTGGGATACGAACATAAGGGGCTAAGGATGCAGCTAGGATGTAATAGTATGACAACAGACCTGCATACTCATTGAAGAAACTGACCGTGCTGAAACGCTCAACATACTGTCGAAGGAACTTGCTTCCGTCATAAGGGCTAGTTACAACTTGGTAGTCATGCCACTTCCTAGTGGTATCTCTTTGCTCCTTTGCGATTACCATATTACGCCCTCTTCATTTTTATTTTCTCATCCACAATAGGATTCTCGCTGATGAAGCAATTGAGAATCTTCGTTGCGGTAATCTTTCCAATGCCTGGTAAGGTTTGTAATTCTGACGGAGAAACAGATACAATTTCACTAATTGAACCGTATTCTTTCAAGAGTATCTTGGCTACTGCTTCTGTACAACCTGCCGTTCTTAACACATCTATTCTCTTATCTTCTGATGCGGTTTTTCTCATCAAACGATAAGCAGATGATTTACCAAGAGTTCCATCCTTCTCAAATCGCTTACAAATAAATCGAGCAGCTTCGGAGGGAGTTTGGAAATGACAGATGTTGATATCGTAATCCGTTGAGAATCTTGCAAGCGATCCAAGAAACACATTGAATGCCTTTGCATACGGTATCTTTCTACCTCCTCTCCTTGCACCTGCTATGTATGAATCTAAACTACCATGAACCACGAGGTACATCTGCGTGTAATTATCATCAAGGTTCTGCAATTGCTTCTCCAGGTGGCCACTATACAGACTACCCATGTAATCTTGAATTGTCTTGGCCTCAATTCCCACATTCGCAAATGCATAATCAGTAATCATGTTCTCTTTCATTTGATACTTGAGTTCATTTTTGTCAAGATACTTCATGACTAATTTTTCTAAACCGGAACGCTCTCTATAATCAATGAACATGATTTTCATTTTCAGCCCTCCTTTTCATGAAGCAATCATAACACCTCTCGTGTTCTGGATCCCAAACGAGATTCCTTCTGCGTTTGCAATCCACACAAGTAAGTTGTTGATACTTATTGATTGTCATCTAATCCCTCCGTGTATTCGCTAATCAATGTCATACGATTGAAAACCTCGCATACCTGATCGGCAAACTTCTCATCTTGAGTGATGGCAACCATGTTGCCTTGTTGCAATATTTCGCAGAACCCTGTATTAGTGTTATAACGAAAAGACCAGGGTAATGAATCCAATACTTCCTTACGCTCGGATTCATCGTTTCCATCCAATTTACTCAGAGTTTGAGCAAGTTTCAACTGTCTTTGTTTCCTGATCTCCTCAATGTCCTCTGTCATAGTAAGCCTCCACACTAACGCTTTCATTATGAATACTCTTTCTCATGAGCATCATTTCACTCCCTTCTGATCGTAAAATGGACATCTCCCAATACACAGTCCTTGTCTAAATATAGTGGGGCAGGTGGGTGTGAGATATTCACGGCTTGATGCATGAATCAATTGCTCTTGAGTAATCTTAGGGTTGTAGTCAGCCCATTCCAAATCACGGATGAAAGCATGAGCCTTTGCAACTGCATCATACGGCTTTACTTTGCTTGAGCTTCGAGGTCTTGCAAAGTTGTGAAAGTAATCCAAGAGATACATGGACAGATAGGAACGAGGCAAATGAGGGGGGTTATCTCCTTTGGTGCAACAAGCCGCATCAAGACATGGCAACATCGGAATACCTGCTATGTTCCTTGACGATACAGATATTTCCGCCGCCTCAAACTTCCCGAAAAATCCTGTCATACTTGACATATACTGATTGCCTGGGTCGCTCTCAACAATATCAATCTTCAAACCCTTTTTGCCCTTTACTTTCATACCACCAGATGGATTCTTTGCTTTGTCTGTGATATACTTCCAACCCTTTTCTAAATCATCTGAATCAACAGGTATGCTCCATAACTCTCTCTTTGTGTTGTATGTGTTTGGTATCCTTATGTGACGATCAGGGCGGAAAGAAACAACAGGATCTATCGTGACTAAACTCATGTCGTTAATCCACTTGTTAATCATCGCACGACCAGAGAATAACAGGTCATTGGTATCTCTAGGCTCTAAGTTGTACACCTGATCTAACATAATCCATACATGATATCCTCCGCCACTCATCCAAGTAGCATGGCGTATTTCTCTTTCTTCCAGGTATCTGACTAGAATCAAGGTATCATCTGTGCATCGTTGGCCACCTGCATCTCCATCCATGTCTAGTATCTCACTAGCTCTGCCCTTATCCAAATCAACTACGAAGTGAGGTATGATTGCGGTGCTATACTCACAACGATTGCCCTTCGTCTTGAGATCTCTGAAACCATATACAGTAGTTGTGAGATTATCTCGACCATTTGTCTTCTCAACATATCTCTGCAATTGTTTCATGTTTCTGATGACCTTTCTTGCCTTCATGTCAATTTCACGAGGGAAGTCATTGAACAGATGCCCCATGTATTCACCTCAGAAATCAAAAATAGATTTTTGGATGACTTCTTGAGGCTCTGGTCTTTCTTCTAATGTTTGAAGAATCTCATCTACCTGTTGTATGCCCTCCCCTATCCATCTCATAACAGGTACTGCCATTGAATTGCCTAGTGCTTTGTATCTCGGACCATCGGGGCATTTCTCAGCAGGTTTGCCTCTGTATGGTATCTTAGTGTAATTATCAGGGAAACCCTGTAACCTCTCACACTCAAGAGGAGTCAGCCTCCTAACTGCCATGTGTTGTTGCTGAACCGTGTGACTTGCTTGACCATCGTACATATCTCTTGCCGTTAATGTGGGTGCTACCTCGTTTTCTTTTACCAATGGGAGATTTCCCCCGCCCGTACCCGCCTTTGCAGTTATGGTGGGGCTAGTATGCACTTCGTTGATTCTGCCATCAGATGGGTGATTCTCATACACTTGTTGATCGATGCCAACTGCAAGACCCCCTTCTGCCGTCAAAGGAGCTCCTGTATTTGATTCTGAAAAATTAGTCTGCCCCGTATTTTTCCAATCAAAACCAATAGCATGACCCTGGCCTTCGGCTCTCAGAGTGGGAAAATGCTCTGTTGATGGTTGAGCATCAAGACCTTGAGTATGAGAGAATCCTATGACTTCCCCAATGACTTGTCTTTCAATACCTGCTCTTTCTCCTGGTCCCTTCCCATAACTCGCATCCAAAGTTGGAGATACATCCTCGCCATGCAACGGAGTTTGTTCTCCATGTGCAATGAATGTCTGTTGGTTAGTGCCTGGTTGTGCCTTGAGAGATGTTGATTTCGTGCCAAGTTCTCTAATCTCGGATCTTTGATTCTGCTCAAAGGCAATTGGTTCTTGTATAATCTGAGTAGTTCTCGCATCTCCTATGTCAAATGTGTTTAGAGTATTGCTGACTTCATCTTCAACCCATGTTTCGTTATCTTCCGTGCTTTGTGCCCTTCTTGATTTACGAAATGTAGTCATGACCTTTGGACCAGATGTGTTAGTTCCGCCAGATGCCTCTGTTAAAGTGGCGGCCTTTTCTCCGTCTATGACTTGATTCCAAACATCAACTGCTTGGGCTACGGCATGATTTGATGCCGTGTCTAATGTCGGCATTGGATCGCCATCTTTGCCGATTCCTAATCCATTACCTGCACCATCATTGTTTCTAGTATCTCCGCCACCCTTGTATCGAGTGGCCTTATCATGAATTGGTATGACTCTCTCTGTAAGTACAGGTTTGCCTGTACTGCCCTGATCTCTTGCATCTAATGGAGGACTCAAGTCCTTACGACTCTTTGAACTTTCAAAGATATTATCTGGTTCATGCAGATCACGCTCAACAATGCCCATGAAGTTTGATTTATCGGGCATGGATTGATCTAGGCTTCTTGTAGTTAGAGTGCCTGTTTTTTGTGTTCCATCCCAATTCTCTTGTGAGGATTCACTTACTCCTCCTCCTCCTGGTAATGCTTCGCTCTCTCCTGCAAAGCCGCTTCCAAAGAAGGCGGCAAGGCTTTGCCCCTCCTCTGTGCTCTCCTCAGTATGCCATTGCAAGCTCTCGGACTCAAATAATACCGCTGCGGCACTTCGCCAATCTCCTCCAATATGTCCGACAACAAAGAGTCTTCTACGTCTTTGCGGCACTCCGAAGAATTGAGAGTCCAAAACTCTCCAGGCGAACCCATACCCGATACTTGCCACCTCTCCGAGGAACTTACCAAAGTCCGATCCCCCCTCAGATGACAAAAGTCCTGGCACATTTTCAAAGACGAACCACGTCGGTTGAATCTCCTTAACAGCTCTGAGGTATTCGAGGGCCAAGTTACCACGAGGGTCATCCATTCCGAGTCTTTTTCCCGCAACGGAAAACGACTGACATGGGCTTCCTCCGACAACGAGATCTGCTTTTCCTTTGTACTCACTCCAATCTACCTCCTCTACATTTCCAACATTTGGCACATCGGGATAATGATGTGCAAGCACGGCAGAGGGAAATCTGTCAATGTCTGCGAATGCCAATGGTTGCCATCCAAGTACGTGCCATGCTTGTGATGCGGCTTCAATTCCTGCAAACAGACTGACATACTTCATCCACTCTCACCTCCCTCAGACAGGCTTTCGCTTTTGAACACTCTGGCGTTGTAAGGCATGAGTGGCTTATCATAACGGGGGCAGAATCCCTTCAAGGCACACCAGGGTTCGCAGAGAAAGTTAGTTTTGTTTGGATGCAACAATGGGAATTGAATGCCGTCTGTATCTCCATTGTAATTCCTATGATATCTTAGAAGGTCTTCTAAACTCCTAAGCATAAGTGCCATCTCCCTGGTCCGAACAGATTCCTTGCCTCTGTATATTCCCTCGCCTCCTGTGTGATCCCATCCCCACCAAGCGACATTGGCATCTGATAGTGGCAATTCCCCAATTACATTGTTATCTCGGTCATACAACTTGTTATCACAATGCTTCATCAGAAATACATAGTAAGCCAACTCTTGACGCATATGCTCCCACTTTCTGTCCTTCTTAGGATTGAACACACCCGTCTTCAACTCATGAACATGATATCTGCCTTCGTTATCAACAAAGAGCCTATCAATCATGCCTGTAATGTGTATTTTTTGATCTTGAATCTCAACTACTCCGTGTAATGTAATCTCATTACCAACAGGAAGAAACAAATCAAGATCACAATCCATCGCCCTCATAGCCTCTGCCAAGAGGTACTTTCGAATGTGTTCTTCTTCTCCTAACTCATAACGATCCATGTTGGGTATTATGCTCATGAAATAATTATGCATTTCATGCAAATCATTTCCAACACCATTCAATTCATCAATGACATCCAAATCAACATCATGATAGAATTGCTCTACTGCATCATGGACATTAGTTCCTCTAATCATGTTGTCATTTTCTGGTTCCTTTACTCCTAGCGGGTATTTGATGAAATACTGTTGAGGGCAGAAGTTGGAAGCTCCAACCGATGATTTAGTGAATCTTGGCAAAATGTTCGTGGGCGAGCCTGGCCACCATCCGTATGATGACTGATATCCTTTGTACTCCTCAATTGGAATAGGATAAGAATTACGAGGAAATCTCAGTTTGAGTACCATTCAAACCCTGCCCCTGATCTGTTTCAAACTTTCCATACTTGAGGCTAGGCCAACCATACCATGTTGAACCACCTAATTCTGGTGGTGCTCTGTGAAAGACTTGGTGTCTGCCTGGAAGGTCAAGTGATGTTCTGTTCTTTGTTAGAACTGCATATGAATCTATGACTCCTGTCCTTCTGCCCAACTCATCTCTCTCCTCAATCAATTCCATGAGTACGACTTGTTGAAGATCGCCATCGCTATCCTTGAGCCATCCTGGTATCTCCTGACCCTCAACGATGTTGCCTTCACCATCATATGTGGATTTCATGTGTGCAATAGTATAGACATGAACTCCGCCTGTCATCAAACCCTGCCAACACTCTGATGCAGAGGTGTAGCGAGTCTTTCTAACGTGCCAACTAAAATGCGTCACACGCTTCTTTGCAGCTCCTATGCCATCAGCACCTAAACCGAGGTCTTGTACCTTCATGAGTGTCCTGCAAATGCTTTCCCACTTATCAGAACCATCAAACAACAATGTCTTGAGATATCTTTCGGGCATCTTTCCATGTTGCCTGTAATACTCAGTCTGACTGTGCATCTGCTCTATGGCTAGGCTCAATAGATCCATCGTCTTGAGATAAGACGCTTCGTAATCTGTTGGCACTCTATTGCCTGATTCTCTCTTGAAAACCCAGGGATCGAATGTCAAAATATTGGTCTTTCCTCTGTGATGAGCGTGTTTGGAGGTCTTGCCACCTCTGTCAAAGTCAATGTGCCATATCTCTGCACCATTGGCTATTTCCTCATCCGTAAGCGAATCAAGAACCATGCCTGTCTTACCGCATCCAGGAGGACCTGCTATACCACAGAGTACGAAATTATCCAAACCAGATAGGAATGCATCACCACCTGCTCTTTCATGATCAACCAACTCCCAATAGGGATTGTTGCTACGAGCAACAGGCTCTGCCACCTTCTTATTAGGAACGGCAGAAGGTTGAGGGGGTGCTTGAGGTGCTTGCTTCATTATTGGTAGCGGTTCTTCACTAGGGTCATTCTGAGGCCAATTGTCAGTCACTATGGGTTCTTCCTTTGGCTCATCTTTAGTTTGCCAGGGTAATGATGCCCCCTTGTCCAATGGGGGTGGAGGATTCCTATCCTCCACGATCTCTGGATACATCCTTTCTTCAATCTCTTGAGCAGACATACCTGTGGTATCAAAATCGGGTTCATCCACTTCCTCTCCCCAGATGTTCTTCTTCTTGGGAGGTGGCTTCTCCTTCTTTGGAGGAGGTGCTTGTCCATCCGCTAGTCCTGTGTTGGTATCCACCTTCTTGAACCACTCAAATCCTGATCCATCCGACATCACTCCACCACCTGTATCAAAGGAGTCTGCTCTGCTCGATTCAATTCGCATTGAGTCAATAATGCAGCTACTACATGAAGATTGGAATAATCCACCTGCAAGTGTCCAAACATTGCTATTTGTTGAGGTACTTGTAATTGCTCAACAGATCCATCTCGTCTGAGCCAGGCAACGTAGTCAAGGAATGTGCCTATAACTACCTCATCCAACCCTAATCACCTCTGAAATTGCCTAGACTCCCCATATCGTTTGCATCTTCTGTTGTTGTTTGTGCTATTGATGATCTGTTGGGGTATGGTGCGACTACATTCAATGCATCGTAGTCATAGTTAGTATCGCCATCGTTGTTCTGCCATGTCCTTGACCTTACTACAATGAATACTTGAGTTGGCTTTACGAAATCATACCACTCTCCATTCTTCTTTACCTGGAAGGCATGGTGCTTCTCAATGAGTGTCCTTGATACGGATATCCACACCGATGCATCTGGATTCTCATTTCTAAGACTTTGACTGTATATTGCCAACTTGTGCTGAGCTCCTCCTTCTGCGGATAAGCCGAACTTGATGTTGTCCTTTCCATCATAATCCATGTAATCCACTACACCTCTCATGGCGAATATCGGTCCGACATCACGGCCACTTGCAAGTGTGGTCTTGTTGTCTTCATGGTATTCTTGAATCAATGATAGATCAGGTTGGAAGTTTGCAAACTGTGCCAATACTTGATCAATTGTTAGTTGCTCAAACAGAGGCTTCTGCTCATCAGAGAATTGCTCTAAACCATATGTTGGATTAAGACCACCACCCGCTTTCAGAATCTTTACTGACTCATCATAGAATGCAGTACCTTCTTCTGCCGTAAAAGAAATTGGCTCATTCATTCTTAGGTCAAGGTCTGCCGCATCCCATGAGCATTCAAGAGTCATAGGTGCTGATGGACCTTTGCTAAAGAAATCAGATTCTTTGTTAGCCACGACTAGCCAATTCTTCTTGTAAGAGTATGCCGTCTTTGGTCCTTTAGCCCCTCCCATGATTGCAAGGAAGTATTTCTGACCAGGTACTGCAATAGCCCACTTTGGTAATTCAGACTCATCACCCTCATCTGTGTATATCTCACGATCAGTTGCGTCAAAGACTCTCCATGCACCTTCTACATATCCTGCACGGCCAATTCTCACTACTCGATCATCCTGGTATGGTTGTATTCCATTCTTCAATACTGAATCAATGCCATGAAATTGAATTGCTTCAATTGCCTTCTCTCTCTGCCTTCCCATTAGATCCTGTTGCCCGTTGTATCCGATAACGAATCCAACATATCTGTCACCTGGTCCGCTTGCCGTGCCTCTTCTCCTCCATGTGGATTCAAAGCCTGAAAGTATCCATTCTGTTTCGCTCTCATCTTCTATCTTTGAGAAGTCACCATCATAGCGGGCGAACTCTTCTGGATTCACCTCCTTCCACCACTCATGTAGTTTCTCTACCGTTTCTTGAGGTGTCCACCCCATTTCATCTTCCAATCTCTTCAATGCATCTGCCATATTTCATTCACTCTCCATTCTTTTGGGCTTTGTGGGAGTGTGGTTTGGGTTATGAACACTCTCATACTCTTGAATCAACTCAAGGGCAGATAGAACCTCTTTGTGAGTTCGTGGTTGTTTCAACACTCCATTGAGTTTTTTGACTAGAAACAAATCATCAGTAGTTTTTGATAGGTCTTCCAGGCCATTTATCATGTTCAGTATTTTTGTGATCTCAATGGTGTCCGTGTATGTTAGCCTAACAGGTAATCCATGACTTTCCAATGCACGACTAGCTCCATCCTTCATAGTTGGTATTCCCAACTCCGCCCTAATGAGATAACCACATTTTCTTTCCCGTGTTCTCTCACAACGAATCTTGCCCCTAATCAATGAGGCTAAGATTATGATATCTCTATCATCCTGATTGAGAATCCCCGACATAGCCTATCTCCTCCACACCCATTGTGTCTGCGATCCCCGCACTACCATCTATGCCCACAATTCTGCCATTGACATATGCTCCAACTTCCCCCCAACCAGAAGTCATGATATCCACCTTTACGAACAAAGGATTCTCTATTTTTATTGCTTCTCCTGGCAACCATTTCCAGGGCGAACAGTATTGTTTGAAATCAATATCTTCTAATTCACCAGAAGGCATCTCAACTATTGGGAAGTAATCATATCCATCACGAACACCCAACTTCCAAAGTACAAACAATGTATCGCTCTGACTTAGATTCTGATGAACACGCCCAGACAATACTCGAAGTATCCTATGCTTAGACACAGGATTCAACAGGACCACTTCTTCAACGGTGTTCTGATATGTCAATATGCCTCTAGCATTCCTGATCAAGAAAGGCAACCCTGTATCTTGGTATTTCTCACTATCATATGGTCTGTCTAAAGCAATCATGGGTTTGATTGCCCATTCAGATATGCCATTGAATCTATCTCTGCGTTTTGCAAGAGTCATTTTCGGATCATCTGGGTTTAGCCAATCTACCAACAACAAAGGGTTATCTCGCATCTCTGCATAATCACAGAGATATATTCCTTCCTGGAGATTGATTATGTTAGCCCAATTATGTATCCAATCATCATCATCGGGCAATTCATTACCAGAAGCGGTGAATCCAATTGTCTTGTTCTGCATACGATGAATAGTCACCCACGCACCTTCAACTGTTTCAAGAAGGCACTTGGTAAATGCAACAACATTAGAGGACTCAACCAGGGTTGGTGTGGGTATGACCATTGATTCACCAAGAATAGGTCTAACCTTCGTGTAATCAAAGGAATGAAGAGATAAATCATTCAATGTGTTTCTCAAACCTAATAGATTCACAGATGTCCTAACATGATGATAGGGTTGCTCGTAAGCCAAAGCCAATGCCGAAATGACATCTCTCCTTCTAACAGGAGCTGAACGGACACTTAGCCTCATGAAGAAAGGATGAAGATCACGACTGTTAATTCTTTCAAACAAGGGTCTAATCAACCAAGACCTCACTTCATTATCATCTGCCTCTAATATCTTTGATATGCGATCAGATACGCTCTTTGCAGACCCTGTTGTGCTCGGTGTTTCAGAAAGCATAGTGAGTTGTTGAATGGGATCTGCATTCTTTTCTATCTCCTCTGGAAATGCACCTGTAAGCAAGAAGTAAATCTCCCTCAAGTCTTCATCGCTCAACCTGTCATTGTGATAACTCATAGGGTAGAAGAATGATATTACAGACCAAGCATCTCCTGGTGCAGCTCTAAGATTGTTAGCAACTATCTCGCCACGATTCCTTAACTTGTATGTGGCCATGACTCGCCAAGATTCTGCAAGTGATCGGTATGATAGCAAAGTCAAACACTCCGTTCATCCCATTCCCATTTCTTACAACCTGGACACATCAGTATGGGTTTAGTCGTTTCATTGATGAGGTCTAAACGCTCTTGCCCACTTATGCTTCTAACACCACATGGCTCACACCAATAATCGCTTTGTTCTCCAGACATATTTACAGTCTTGCCATCAATCCATGCACTCGCAACATCATTGAACAAATCCTCATCTCCTGATAAGATTTCCATGATTGCTTGCTTTCCTTTTGGTGTGAGAAACCACTTATCGGTTTTCTCGTAAGATGCCATTGCCTTGATTCTCCTTCCGTCTAGTAAATCCGAAGAAATGCTTTGGAGTAAAGGAATCGAAACCTTATTTCCTGTGGCATTTCCAACGATATAAACGCAATCAAACAAGAGAGTAGTGTGAGATCGAGATGCAAACTCCTTTGCATGATTCCACAAATCAAAAGCAAAATTGCCAATTGCTATTGGATCGGTAATGATACATCTCTTACAGATATCGTGTGCCAAAGTCATGTATTCGTACATGAAGTCATCATAAGTTTCCCATCTTGGCATCAAACATCCTCCATGTCAATGAGTGTATCTCTAATGTCTGTATCCCAGGCATTCTCATCCTCAACAACTTCTGACAATGAATCTCTGAGTTGTCGTGCTTCATCCCTGGAAAGAAAGAATCCAATCTTAGTATATCCTGTATGACCCGTCTTAGACGGCTGAACACGAAACATTCTCAGATTCAAGACTCTGCTATCAAAAGCATTTGAAGTGACTACATGAAGGCATTCACCAAGATGACATGATGTTTCTATTTCATCATGCACTTTGTTGTTGTAGTCATGTGTGCGTGGCACTATCGATTCACTCCTCTTCTTGCCTGGCCAATGCCTCTGCCAACGCCTTTGCAGCTTTATTCTCTGCTAGTGCTTTGGCTCTCATTTCATGCGGAGGCAATGCTCTTGCTCTTGCTTTGTACTTCATACGATACCTTGCTCTTTCTCCTTTCTTCATGATCACTCCTCCTCCTGTCTAAGTCTTTTCAGAGTCGCACCTCTATCGTCAATAACAACATGAAGCCCCAACCAATCATCATCAACAAAACCAGGCTCTCCACAAACAGGGCATTGTCCGTCTTCTAACTTGTAATAGACAACTCCATGATCCAAAGGCTCAACTCTAGCAATAGCACCACATCTTGATTGACAAGCCATGACATCACCTATTCGATCTTCTGGTATGCTGAACTCTCCCTCGTAATTGTATGCCTTGCTAACTTGAGTCTTGACACTCCATCCTATCTCTCTACCAAGAGTTGCGATGTAGTCATGCTCGTCAAACAAACTCCTCGATTCCTCACTCGGAGTATGCCGATCCAGGTGAATCTCAATCAAAGTCAATTCCTTTAATGCGGTTCTAACATATTTGCCCACACCTTCTAACTGCCATGTTCCTCCAGATTTTATTGGGTCTTTCTCATCTCCCACAACTAAACTGTTCCAAAGGCGTAAAGCCCATTCAACTTCTTCTTCGTTAATCATCACATTCCCTCTCCTGTTAGACCTAGCTCTGCATCTGATAATGTCATGGCTTCTCTTAGCCATTTCCTCATACGGATACCTGCGGTAGCGATCCTTTCAGCCTCGTAGTGATGCACCCAATCCTGGGCTATCTTTAGCCTGGAATCCATGATGTTCAATCTCTCTGCTTTCTCAACGCCCGCCATCTCTTGATATTCCGGTGCATTGAGCAAAGCACTTCTTTCTGCCCTGATCTCAGCAATCATCTCAAACCAGGGATGTGAGAGTAATCTAAATGCCCTCTCACGAGCATATGCTTTCTGCTTGTAGTCAGTCATACTGCTCTATCCGATTGCGGTTTAGATTATGAACACATTACTCAAAAGAAGTCTATTTCGGGTTTTCTCCAAGTATTGCCCGCATGACATGACCAGGATAATCCATCTGGTATCACATCCTCGCACCATTGTTCCAAAGATTCCTCATACGGGGTCTTGACATACTTCAAAGGTATGTCATCCTCATTGATGTGCCATCTCCTAAATGTAGTGCCTCTATCCACTTCAAATGACATAGGGAATACATAATTGGATCTTCGCTCAACTAAGAACAAGTCAGTAGTTAGGTTAGTAGCCTGTCCTCCTGGAAGCAGGATACGAATCAACCACTTGGTATCGTCTATCTCCTTCATGATCAGGCGACCACCATATCGAGCAATAAATCATACGCCTTCTTTGCAGGTGCATCAACCACTATCGGATTGAGGTCTTGCTCGTACCTGCTTATGATCCAACGAGTGGTTCTAACACCACCGAATCTCTTGTTAGGAATCATCTTGATTGAATGTGGGGGCTTTCCTATGGCGTGTTGAGCTCCTGCCCATACCAACTTAGCCCTCTTTGTCTTTGGTCTGCGTGTGAATGTAGTAGTGATTGGGCCAGGCAATTAAGCCACCTCGTCATCACAGGTGCAATCATTCTCTCCAGGCCATAGAAGATAGCCACAACCCTGACAGTATGGGATAAAGCGATCACTCAAGCAATCACTCCCTCTGGTAGGAAGTATCGGCACGATCTTCGCTCGCCCTCCTTGAGGACTTCTCCTGTTTCTATCATAGCCTCAAGCCTGGCTCTCCATGCCTTCTCATCCATTGGCATATGCTTCTTGAGGAAACCGATGGTTCTCTTGTCATTGCCCAATGTCTTTGTGATCATCCTTGACAGATTGGCTCTGTCATCTAGTAAGGTGGAAGTGGCTTGGCTACCAGAAGCCACCTCCGATATCCCCGTGTCCGATTTCATAGGTACGGTGAAACTTGTTGCAGAGGATTTTGGGATGCACTCAACAACGGTAGCCGACATTTGTGTGGGCGGGGAATTGGATACTCCTATGATGTTCTGAGCAGCTTGCATACGCCTTGTATGCAATTCTGCCTCCACCATATCTTCACGAGAAGGAGGCGTGACAGGTACATCTGCAACACCTAATTCAAGAGATAGATTGAGAGATGATGTGCCTCTGCTCTTTGATGTGAATTGCCTCTTGAGCGATTCATTGAATATTGCAACCTCAATTGGGTTGGTGACTTCTGGTAGTTTGTCTTGATTGATCTTGACTTTGCCATCATCAGTCGTTTCCATGCCCATGTCTATCCACTCGTTGATGAGTGGCATGATGAGGTCTTGAGCGTAATCAACACCTACGCATGATATGATTGTCTGATACAGATATCCTGTAATCTTCTGCCAGGGTATAGTAGCAGTAGTCACCTTGTCAGATTGACCAACAGGAACAGACCACATAGGGCGGTCATCTCTTTCTCTGCCAATTGTAAGTGTGCCACCAAGACACTCGATCTTGATATCGCCTTCACCAACTGCTGACAATGGCTCATTGCCTCTAGCCTTTCTTGACTCCTTGTCCATGAAGACTCCATGTTCTCCCTGGAAGTCATTGATTAGTGATTCACCCAACGCCTTGAGGACATACCCCATGTGTGGAGGAAAACTAACTCCTTGTTCTCGTGCTTTCTCAATCTGCTCTTGTACATTTTTTTTGCTCATAATATCACCGTTGCCTCATTGGGGGTCTATGGGTGGTGATAGGGGTTATTAAACAGTTCGCTCACGCTTTGCTCTCTCAGCCCGCTTCCAGGCTAGATAACATGATCCACATCTGAGTCCTTCTCTGATTACTGAAAATGTGTTTCTACTGTTTAACTCGGCTTTGCAATCAGGACATTTGAAGGGCATGACTCTCGATTGATTCAATCATTGATAAAATGGTGGGAGGGAAGCCAATGAACGCACGTAGCCAAACATACGCTATGGGAGTCGCTTCCCCCCCTGCCATCACGAACCTATGCCCAGCTCTTGTGATGCCATTACGGTGATGACTCCCATACCTTACAAATCGGAATCTGTTAATGAACACTCTCTTGATTTTCTAGCACAAGTAGCACATCTGATGATTGAAGTGCTTGCACTAGATGCTATGGGTTTAGCACAACCTGGTTCGGTACATCTCCTCCCCCATCTTCTTTCATGCCGTTGTTCTGCCATTCGACAAACATGGCATAGTTTCCTTCCGTTTCTGAAACCCTTTGTGACACGATCACATCTTGGATGATCACAGACCCAGGGCATTACTCCTCCTCCTGCAAGATCCAAATCTTTGCATTGTCTTCATTACCTGGAAAGTACAGTTTGATTTTCTTTGATGTTATCCATCCAACCGTTGGCCTATTGTTAGCCCCTCTCATGCCTCTTCGTACTCCTTGTAATCAGAAGACAGTTGATAGATTTGTAGAGAATGCATTCCCATCGCTCTGCGAGTATTGCCAACCAGAACGAATCTTGGGTCTTTGGCTAGTATGTTGCCAACTTGGTTCTGAGATGCACCCCAATATGTGTTGTGCTTTAGAAACTCATAGACATCGGCAGTATCTGCTTGACCTTTCTCTTCAAGAAACTTGATGATTTTCCTACGCAACCGTTTAGTCCGGCCAACAAACAATTGCTTAGTAGGCAATCCTATCACATCCCCATCATCGGAGGAGGCATCATGTCACCTCCAACTTTCTTCATGGAGATCACATCATCTATTCTTAGAATCAGAGTGGATGCTTCAACGGCAGATGAAATAGCAGTACGAATGATTCTTCTCGGTTCAACTACGGAAAGTTCTCTCATGTCTTTGACATCACCATCAATAGATATGCCATCATTCACCCCTGCTCCTTTCAACTCTAATATCGCATCAACCGGATCAACACCTGCATTCTCTGCTAAAGTCCAGGGGATTGATTCTAATGCATTGGCGAATGACTCAACCGCCATAGCCTGGCGACCAGGTGCATCTGATGATTTGTTTCTTAGAACACGAGCCAAGTGTGCATAGGCACTACCTCCGCCAGCAACCATGATTCTGCTTTCTTCTGATAGGGTGACTACTCCAATGACATCATCGAATGCTCTTTCTAATTCATCAACGGTGTGACCTGTTGCTCCTCTCAGAATTGCGGTCACACTCTTTGCTCTGCTATCGCTAACACATACGCAGGGGTACTCTCCAAACTTCTTCTCTAACACAGACTCTGCTGAACCCAAGTCATCTGGTAATAACTCCTTGAGATTGCTTACGAGGTTTGCACCTGTGATCCTGCGAAGTGCCTCCATATCGCTATTCTTGACACGCTTCAATACCATGATGTTCGCTTGTGAGAGATAGTGTGCAGCTAACGCATCCACATCTTTCTGACAGAACACAACATCAGCACCACTCTTTGCTATGTCGGTGCATAAATCCTGTATCGCTTGTTCTTCTTGCTCTAGGAATGCCTCTAACATACTTGGATCGTTAATATTTAACCTGGACTCTATCTTAGTTTCCTTTGGTTCAATAGGAGTTTTCAGAAGGAGAACCTTAGCATCTTTGTATGCACTTGGCATTTGTGAGTGAATCTTCTCTTTCTCAACTACCAATCCTGGTAGCAATTCACTCTGCTCATATGAACCACCTTCAAAGGTTGATACTTTCACATTATCCAAATCAACACCATCATCATCTCTGATAGCATCCAGGGCTGACACACAAATATCTGCAAGAACATCAATCGCAGACTCCGCACTCTTTCCTGTAATGGATGTGCGAGCTGCATCAAGCAAGTCAGATTCTGAACATTCCCATCCCATGTTTTCTAATTCTTCCATTAGGATTTTCTTTGCGAAGTGATATCCTTTTGTGATAGTTGCTGGATGGATTTGTTTGTCAATCAATTCCTCCGCTTGCTCAAGTAAAGCACCAGAAAGAACGGCTGCACTTGTCGTACCATCATGACATTGTGCATCCTGGGTCTGACTTATCTCGATCACTATTTTTGCGGCAGGATGGTCTGCGTCTATCTCAGTCAAAATGGTAGCACCATCATTAGTAATGAGGACTCCTCCGCCTCCATCAACAAGCATTTTATCAAATCCGAGAGGGCCAAGAGTGGATCTCACGGATTCGGCAACTGCTTTAGCCGCCATTATGTTATTCGATTGAGCGTTTCTACCGCTTCTGTTGCTTGCACCTTCTTTCAAAATATAGATGGGTTCTCCATTCGGCCCTGTCATCATGTGCCTCGCAAGAACGCAGACCCTTCTTAACCACTCTCATGATTGACAACCTTCACAGGCGAAAATTGTCGCAAGCGTAGCAAACCAGAAGTCGCTTACCCGTCTTTTCTCCATCCTTCATAATATCTTTCCATTGCATATTGTGTTCGTAATGACAAACATCACAAGTAAATGGACTCAAATCATCCCCTTCTTTAGGTACAGGAGGCTTTTTTGTTTCTGGATCTATCTTCATTCTAGGGATTAGGTCAGCACCTCTCATGTATCCATCTGCGGGAGGTGGTCTTTGGAATCTCCTTCTCAAATCTGGGTCTTCAATTTTGTTTGGATCAAAATTAGGGTTGTATCTTCTCATTATGCCATCTCCTCTTGTAATTTCTTAATAGTTTCAGCAATCCAGCGAATTGTAGCAGGATTAACATCTCTCCTCAACATCATCTCCTTCGCCTTTTTCATACCATCAATGAAACCAACATCATATGAAGTCGCCATGTTAGAAACCATCCTCTGCCATCGTTTTCAGCTCCATCAACATACGATAAAGAAGACCAGAAGCAAGCACCAATATGAAAGAAACACACCCTAAAGCGTACAATTCTATTATCATGCCAATCAGTCCTGGAAGGTAAAGTGATACCAACATAGCCCCATCAAATGATGAGGTTTGTTGCATCCTGGTACATCACAGGATGCGGGAGTTGGTTGAATTAGTTTATCAAAATCAATGGGTTCTGATGATTCAATTACTTCCATGAAACATCTCTCCTTGTATGTATGCTATCTCCCAATCAATTGTCGTTGTGTATATGTTCAAACTCGGCTTATCTATCATTCATCCTCAGAATATAGCATTTCATTATGAACACTCTTGTCAATGTCCATGCCCAGGATACCTAATGCGACCTTTACCCACTCAGGCACTATCTTAGAAACAGTATCCCTGATCATACGGCAACCCACCAATATGGAGCAGGTGTTCCTTTCTCCCACTTAGCAAAGTATGCTTTCTCATTCAAGTAGTAATCACGGTATGCCTTGACAGGATCTTGGTTGCGATAACAATCAGGCATCGCTTGAGCGAAGTCTGTAAGTTGCCCTGGAGGAACAATTGTCCTCATGGATGCTAGATGATGCAAACCATTCTCACAAGCATGAACCTTGCCGAATCTCTTGGTGTATTCCTTAGCCAAAGCCAGGCCATGCTCAATCGCCCAATCATAATTCTCTCGTGAATCACCGCAAAAAATCGTACATGGATGCCGATGGTATCCCCCTTTGAGTGGGCGACCAGAGGTTTTTGAAATTGGCATCATGTCAGGTGTAGCACCATGACGGATAACCGCAGAGCCACATTGTTGGTAAATCTCCACGACCATTTTTGGCAGATGCCGATCACAATGCATGATTGCAGCTATCTTAGGGTCAAGGTCAAGAACGAAGATATTCATTCAATATCCTCCATAGTTCTGGTAATGTGTTCTGCCATGTTCTCATGGCCTATGACATGATCCCATCGTGCGAATAGTTTGGCCACGATGGTTGATGGGCCTGTGACCAATCTTCCATTCAGAGGATGAGCCATAGTAGTGATGTAATCTTCAACATTGATGAGAAGATGCCTTCCATCTGCGAGGTAAATCCTCTCTATGTATGATATCTCCGTGCCATCTTCAAGGTCTGTTGCATTTATCTCTTCTATCTCCATATTTTCATCTCCTATTCAATCGGTGCGTAATCCTGTGGATTGTAAATGACAGGCTCGTACCGCTTGAGTAAATTGAGTCGCCAATTCTTTGTCCTATGAACCCTCTTGAAGGAATTGTTGCAAACCTTCCCATTCTCATCAACAATTACCACTCGAATAGCATCAGTACCTGTTCCTCTACCCTCTCCTTTTCGTATGGAGATTGATGAGTATATTCTGATGCGACATCCAGGGGCGTAGTCCTGATCCATGTCCATCTCATAGATATGCTCCCCTGATTCCACAAACGGGATTCCCTGTTGGATATGCATATCCCTTCTCTCATCCTGGTCTATTCTATCAAAGCCTTGAGCCTCCATAAAATCATCAAATTGTTTCAATGTTATTTCTTCATATCTTGCCATTATCTTTCACCTGCTTTTACGTGTATGTTCTGTATCCTCGCCCTTGTTGTTGCGACATAGAGGATGTTGCATTCCTCTCGTGCCGTTTCAAATGAATTGCCAACATGGTGGGGCAATAGGAATATCTCTCGTGATTCAATCGTTTGTGATTGTCTGTTGAGTGCAGAAACGGATCGCAACAGGAACACATAATCAGCCTCTGCACCTTTGAATCTATGAACGGATGTGAGATACACGGGGTTGCCATAGTTGCCAAACAATTCCTCGGATACCCACTTCTTGAATGCTTTAGCCTCAACTAACTGAGTCTTTCTCTCAATGTATAACATGAGCAAGGATTCAGCTAGGTCTATTGCATCTCTCTCCTTGATGTATCTATCAGACATCTTTGCCACCTCTGCATCACCACCTGCTCTGTCCTCTGCTTGAGATAGACACCACTTCTCAAGCATCGCACATCTTCTTTTCATACCATAACCATTGATGTTCTGTGGCTTACTCAAACCAAGACCAGATTTCTGAAACTTATTCTTTGGCGGTGAATCCTCATTGTTCAGAACCCAATCAATCGAGGATAGAATCTCTTTGTTATCTGGTGTGGCTATTGGTATTCCTCTTGATACCAATTGATGGATGATTGGTGACAATGCACCATTCAACCTAGACACTACTGCAATGGATGCATCGGGGTCTTCATTTCTGATCCTCTCAACATGGTATGCTACCTCATCCTCTGTGATTGTAATCTCTTTCTTCCCATCATGCCAACCATCAATATGATCAGGGCTACGATGTTCCTCGTATGCAGGTAATGTTTCCCCTGGATATTTGAATCTAATAATATCAGAGGATTTCTCCATGACCTCTCTTGCATTGTTAGCAACATGATGTCCTCCTCTCCAACAGTAGGTCATGTCATACAATTTGCAATCGGATGCTTCTGCATTCAACAAGACGGAATCGGGGGTTGCCCCACTCCATCCCATGATGCTTTGCCTGGTATCTCCCACCAGGATAACAGTAGCAGACCCATCAGTAGTCAAGAGCCTCCTGTACAATTCCCCTTTCGTGTATGAGAGGTCTTGGATTTCATCAATGAAAGCAATCTGAAATGCATCATCCTCAAGGGATAGATTCAACGCATACGGCAACCAAATCTGATCGCTGAATGAGAATGATACCTGATCGAGTTGGTTGGCCTCAACAGTATGAGAACGGTAATCCTCCTTCATGGGAGGCCACACGACTTGGCTCTTGTTCAACCAATACTTGATGGTTTCACGATTCCTTCTCGTTTCCATCCTCCATGCAGGGTATAATGCAACATCGTATCTCCCTTCACTATTCGTGCTTTGTGTGGCAGGGTGATTAGAAGCTCGTGGTATGATTGCATCCTCTGAGCATAACTCCTCATCAGAGTGGAACGGTAGCAAATGCTCTGAATCAAATGCATGAGTCATCCCTCTGCGTAATACCTCACAGGCCATGTCAATAGGCACATGGCTTCCAGGGAACAACCACAATACGGATTCCTCAAGTCCTCGTGCGACCATGACTCTTGATACAATCCTCGTTATCTCCTCTCTGTTGTGGTGATGATTGACCGGATGATGTGGTACGAACCCCTCATCCTGCAAGACCGTTGATAGTTTCTCAAGATCACGGGCGACTTTGTACCACAACTGACGGAATGATAGTGGTTTAGGCAATACATCGTTGATTGCATCTAGCATAGGCCAATCAAACCCACCCTGGTATCCTCGTTCATAGGCATCTCTACCTAATTCCTCAGACCATACCTGCCTGGAAAGAACACGATACTTTGGGCATGATTGTGATTCCATGCTCATGACTTTCCCTTGCCTTTTTGATTCGGATCTCAAGATGTGATATCCTCCTGCATTCATGGTATTGTTGCGACCAAGTATTGTCGCACCAGACATACCTGCTCTCTGTTGCTCAAGCAATTCCTCCTTGAGGGATGTCGCAATATGGACATTGAATGCAGAGGCTAGGGTCTTCTCATGAGGGCATATCTTTCTCACGATGGTCAGCATGGCCTTGAGTACAGTCGTCTTTCCTGATCCCGCAACCGCCTGAATAACCATGCGTGGGCCAGATTTCCTCTTGCCCAGAATCCACTCCTCAAGACCATTTGCAAAGTCATTCAGAATCTGCAATTGCTCATCAGACCAGGGTGTGTCGTCTGGTACTGCGGGGTGTATGTCTGTCGCCATGAGATTGTAGTCACTATGAGGATTCATTATGAACACTCTCATGCACATAGAGAGCAAACGAGAGAATCGTCAGCTCGCTCATACACAGGAGCATGGAGGGGAACACAACACACTTCACAGATTAAATCTGCATATTCCGGTTTCCATGTTTTCCGATTCAACAAACTCATGATTCCTCCTCCTTTACCAACTCTGAGGATTCAATCTCAACTACCGTGTGGTCTGCACAATCAGGATCAGGATATTCTAAATCGGCCTTTGAACAGGCTTCTTGCTCTGTATCTGCCTCAATTATGTACGAGTGGTACTCGGTGACAGTCTTGACTACCTTCCACTTCGGCATCACTCATCACCTCCATTGCGACCTGGATATAGAATGTCTGCAAAGTCCTCTATCACACCCCAACTAATACCTATTTCTGGGTTATGATTTCCTCTAGCAAAGTCAATCACCTCTTTAGCCTGGTCACGAGATAACCAGGGGCAACCAACTAGAACATCACCAACAGACCACTTGATTACCAAGTCCTCTGAGTCATCAATCTGGTCAGATTCTCTTTCCTTTCGCTCTGCTTCCACTTCCGCTATCCGGTGAAGATTCTCCATTTCATGATCCAATTTTGCTTTCTCAATCAATTCCTTGTGAGTCCAATTCGGAGAGTCACCAACGAGTGCTTCCTTCAACTCCGTGTACATCATGATGTGTTCTTTGAGTACCTTCCATGCATCGTTAGCCTCTGCACCCATACGCCATGAATCATCATCGTCATCATCGTCAAAGTCCTCTGCACTTCTTCCATCGGATACTGCATCCAGGTATGAATCAACATGATCGAATGCTTTTCGAAACTCATCTTCTACAACCTCATGACAAGAGCAATTGCCATTGTCTGGGCCATCTGGTGCATAGGTTGGATGTTCGGGAGTCATTTGACCACCACAGTCCTCACAGGTGTCCTCATCCTCATTGAAGTCGAAACCTTGCTCTTGGATCTCAGATACTAATCGTGCTACGTCTTTTTCGTTTGGTAAAACATTATTCATTGTTTGTTCCCTCGTTGTTTGTTGTGTTGTATAAGTTATACGGTTGAGTAT